GGCAAGGTCTTGCTCCCAAGACAGGGCCTTAGGCTCAAAGGTCATAGAAGCGTCTGTGGGGAAAGGGATAGTGGTAACCCCCGTCTCAGGGTCAACGACGCCTTGTACCCCCTCTGGAGCCTCAGGAAACGGCATCTCAGGTACATCTATCTCAACCGGTAAGCCAGTACCCAAGTCAATCTCGGCGCAGGGGTTCAGCATTAGCTCCTGCTTCTTGGAGAAGCCGGGGCAAGAACACTGGCCGAGGGGCAGGTTTTCATCGGCGTCATGGTGAAGGTGTCCGCACTTGGAGTCGAAGTGGACCTTATACAGGTGACCGCAGTGCTCACAAAGGTCGTAGAGGCTCGTAGCCGGGTTACTGACACTCATTGATAAACCCCTGAGGAACGCAGACAAGATCGCTGTCTCGGGCAGCCTGCAAGATCGTCTTGGCGCGGGCAATCCAGTTACCGCGCTCTACCAGCAGCTCTTTGAGTTCTTCGATGTATTGGCAGTCGGTGCTACCGGCCTGACGGTCGGCGGGGGCGGTCGTACACGATACGTTGTTCATGTGACTCCTTTGCAGGTTAGTGTATCACAGTTGTTAGTGAGTCACCGCGATGTAGTAATCACTGGCGTGGTATTTGTTCGGGTCGTCTCTCTTCAAACCCTCTAAGGACTTACGCTGTTTGGCAATGATGCGATCCTTCCACTTGCGGATGGACTCAGGGTTGAAGCCTTCTCCAAAGTCCTTCTCATTCTCGATCTTGTTGATGTACTCCTGAGCGCCTTCATCGTAAGTGTTTCGACGCTGCCAGATGTAACCCGTAGGTGCAGGATGGTTGACAAGCTCGGCGGCCTTGTACCTGATGGGGACTTCTTTGCCATCGGTGTCTACCGCGAAATTGGCGATGCTCTCAGCTTTACTCATAGGAACCTTTCTAATGGCGGGCCGACTTCGACTCGAACGAAGAAGTTCTGCTTTGGAGGCAGACAGTTTACCAATTAGCTTATCAGCCCATCGAGCCTGCGGGGTGCAGTCTTCATCCATTCTGTATAAGGCTTATTGACTGCTACCCCGAGGACGATCTCGTTACTTAGAGTCACCCTCTAAGAAAGTGTTCGACACGATTTTTAGCATCGCTCGGCCCAGTCCTCGAACCGTGCGCTCCTTGGTGGCCTTGATGACGACACCCTCGCGGATGTGGTTAGCACGGTAGACCCATGAAGGTCCATCCACCAGCGTCATGATCTTGTCTTTGTTGTACGGCCCAAGGTACAGGAGGGGTGCCATCTCGATGCCGGGGTACGACAGCAGAGAGAAGCTAAAGGAACCGTAGTCCATCCACTCGCGTTGCGGGGTCAGGATGTCGAAGGCAAAGAACCGAACCTCACCCTCCACAGCATCGTCCTTCGGCCCGTACGGGAAGTTCTTCTGGGTAGGTGTCACCTCTCCGTAGATTGCATGGCCGGGGTGCTCAAGCAGCCAGCGCGTCAGGTCTTCGTTCTGTTTGAGAACCTTGTGCCAGACGGTCGAACCGTTGTCGGCCTTCCACTGGTTACGGGAACCCACGAAGATTTCACCATCGATGGCGATGAACCGCGCATTCGATCCGTGGACCTTCTCAGTAACAACTACCTGCTCGTTCTCCTCGAACGTGTTCGGGTAGTTCTTGAAGCCCTCCACGTCGAAGACGGGGATGCTGAACGACACGTCTTTGGTCGTCTCACGCAACGAGCGCCCAGCGATGATACGCTTGATGAGATGGAACCAGCCACGGAGAGTACGTGGGTACCGGAACTTTCGGCGCGGTGAGTTGGCACTCGACGCCTTGGCTCCCTGTGTGTTCTCGACGACATCGGGATCGTAGTGTGTCACACCGATGATGTCGGAGATGTCCAGACCCGGTGCGTTCCAGAAAGGATCGACCGCGCCGGTCGCGCCGTCCGTCAGCTCAGTGAAGTCAGTGAGAGGAAGCAAGAGACCTTCGCTCCACTCCTTGCGGAACTTGCGTACCGTGATACGCCGTCTGTTCTCAGGCACCGTACCGTCGAGGCCGACGTACGCTTCCCAGATGAACTTGAACGCCTCGGTTTGGGGCACGATGGAGTCTGGCTGGATGTAGACGCCCAGATCACCCGGATGGAACTGACCCTTACGCACGACGACTTGGAAGCCATCGATCTGAACGAGGGAGAGGGAGTCGGCATTGGTGTGGGGCAGGAGGGCTTCGATCTTCACGATCTTGGCCTGATGGTTGGCCTTCTTCGGCTCGGGGATGTCGCGGCGGTCAAGGATAGTGTTGTACCCGAGAATGGTATTGGATGCACCTTCTCCAAGTACGGCGTCGAGGTCAGACTGGTTCGTAATCATGGGCGTCCTTTGCAGGTTAGTGGATCGTGGGGTTCTTAGGGCCGTGAAACATATCGTAGCCCACATCGGTGATGAGGAACATCTTGATGCCGCGCCCAGTCTTGAGCTTCGATATCGCTACGTCCTCTGCGTACTTGTTCGTGATGTCTTTGATGAATCCAAGCTTGACTAGATCGTCGCACTGTCCGAGTACTTTTGTCAAGCGATCTTTTGTCTCTTGGTCATCCTCAGGGTTAGGCTCGACGGCAATCTTGATCGGACTCTTCCCGTTAGCAAGACTGCCCATCGCGTCGTTCTGTTCTTTCGAGAGTTCGTAAATCTTGGGCTTTGACACTACTTTCTCGCTTTGGCCAGTCCAATCAGGCGGGAGGCCGCGCCGTTAGTTAGGTCGTGCGGTATAGCCCTTCCGGGGTAGTACCGCTTGATGGCTTTCTTCTGAGGCTCGGTCGCGGGCCTGTCGTGCCACCCGGCCTTTTGCTTCAGGAGATTCAACGCTTCAGGTATCTTATCGTCAATGAGCTTGTCTGCGGCACGGAAGGCTTCCTCCATTGTGTCGCGCTCACCACGGTAACGCAATCCCTTTATATCACCGATGACCTCCCACTTGTCAAGTAGATTCTGATCGATGGTGACTTTATCTTTCTGCCAGTACTCACCCGGCAGCTTCAGGATGTACCCACCTGTGGGTGACGTGTACCACGTAAGCTCTGAGTTGGTCTGCACCTCCTCAGGGAACTTCACTTCAAACAGGTTGACAGACTCGATATGAGATGTTATGGAGTCGATGTCTACGAGCTTCGAGAAGTCGATCTGTGGATAGTCCTTCGCCGCCTCTTCCAATTGCCGTGCGGCCCATAGCACACCTCTGCCCTTTAGGTCAAGTGTGGTGGAGAGACCGAGAAGTGTCGGTAGGGTGAGAAGCGAGTTCTTCGCCGTCGAGTCAACCACGTCAATGACGATGCAATCGGTCTTCCCGATAAATAGTCTCGTCCCTCGACCGACCATTTGACAGTAGAGTACTCCCGATTTTGTGGGTCGAGCGAGTAGAATGCAGCCAATCGCCGGGTCGTCGTACCCCTCCGTGAGCACGCCACAGTTGAGAAGGATTGTGGTCTCGCCACTCTGGTGCCTAGCGATCTTAGCCTTTCTCTCCGGGTCATCCCCCCAGATAGCTTCAGCCTTGACTCCATAGTATTTGAACATCGCCACCAAATCCAAGGCGTGCTGGATGTCAGCAGTGAAACCAATTGTCCTACGGTTTTGACCGTGGTCGAGCCATGCCTTGACGACGAGTTGATTTCGCTCGGGGTTGTTGATGATGGCTGCGAGAGAGCTGGCAGAGTAATCGCCATTGGAAGACTTGGCTTCTGAGAGGCTTGTGTTCGTCTTGATTCGGATGCCATGAGGCTCGACGAGATAGCCCTCTTCAACCGCCCTGCGTAGGGAATACTCGTAAATAATTCGCTTGAAAATCTCTGCGAGAGCTTTGCCGTCAGCCCTCTGAGGAGTCGCGGTAACTCCAAGATGGAGTTTATGTGTATCAGGACGAAGAACATCAGCAAGAGAATAAACTGTCCGATAAGTGTCAGATGTTGCATGGTGTGCCTCGTCCGTGATGATCTTGTCGATGTTGTGCCAAGGGAACCGTTCCCCTCGGACAGAGTTCTTGTTGCCCAGTGTAGCGACCGATCCGACGATCACGTCAGCATTCACGTCGCCTATGTCGCCCGCCATCTCTTTCGTAACGGTAAGGTGTGGGTTCACCTCTTTGATCTTCTTGATGCCCTGATCGATCAGCTCTTCGCGGTGCGCCAGCACAAGCATCTGGCCGGGGAGACGCGAACGAAATACGTCAGGGATGCCAGCGAAGGTCTGCGTCTTACCAGTCCCGGTCGCCGCACTGATGAGTTGTAAGTGAATCCCAGCATCGTAAGCCTTGATGCTGGCCTCGTGCATCTCAGATTGGTATGGTCGGTACGGCATTTACTCCGGTGTTCTTCGCGTCCTCAAAGACGAGCCAGACAGTGCTGTTCCTGTTCTTCGGAACTGCGGTACCCACGTACGTGTAGCCTTGGGGTTCCTTCGCACCGGCTGCGACGACCATGAAGTGTCTCTCTTCAAGGTCTATCCGGTCCTTCTGCTTCTCCATGTCGAGGAGAGTGTGCAGGAGCACGGAGCGCGGGTTATTCTCTCGCGTCAGAGTTGGGACTGCTCCCTTGGTTAGTAGAACGGTTGTCCTTCGGTCCACGGGGAGAGTTGTATCCCAGTACTGTCGATTCATTAGTCATTACCTACCATGTTGGTTTCCATCCTTTACGCCTGATGAATTGTACCTCGGGCCTCGGGCCTGCGTCAAGTATCGTCCACTCGATGTCGAGGAAGCCGTCATGGTGAGCGCGGTGGCAGCCCGCACAGAGCGTCAGCAGGTTCCATAGATCGTCCGGGCCGCCGTGGGACTGGTAGATCAAATGATGCGGGTGGAGGCCGTTTCTGCTATTGCAGTGACGACACTTCCACCCGTCTCTTTGAAAGCAAGCTATTGATATGCGTCTAGGTAGTGGCACGTGTAGTGTATCCTACCAACCGGCCAGTGTTCTTCTCGACCTGCACAGCACGGTCATCGTACAGCTCAAGCATCCCATAGTCTTTCGTGCAAGTGACTTCGAGCGTGTACCCGATGTGTAGGGCACACCACTCCTCGATAGCCTTGCGTGCGCGGCGGGCGTCTAGGTTGCGCTTGTGGAACTCTTTCTCGCTCACGTTGTCGGTGAGAGAGGGAGCGTACACGCGGGCCGTCATGATCTTTACCTGAAACCCGAACCTCAACCATGACTTGACACGCTCAACCATCAGTGGTATAGGTTCACCGATGTGTGTAGGACTAACAAACGTCTCATAGCGTGCCAAGGTGCCGTCCAAGTCTACCCCAATCCAAGGTCTCATTACAGTTTTGCCTCCAAGATACCTTCCGGTACCTGTTGAATCGCCAACTCGACTTTCTCCGGTCCTGTGAAGAGTAACGTGGCCACTTGTACATCCGGGTGAGTCGGTTCGAAAGGATGAACGTACTCCTCGTTAGGGAACAGCTCATCGACCCTCTGCTTGAACCCAGCGGTGTGAAGGAGATGGTATTTGTAGATGTCACTCGAAAGATTTTGCACAATCTTGCGATCTAGCTTCTGTACGAACTCATTGCCGGGGATGACCTTGCTGCGTGCGTCTTCCAGCTCAGTGCGTAGTTCGCACAACCGGGCCGTATCGATTACGTTCTGGCGCTTCCAGTCTCTCAGCTCTTGCCGCAGGCGGCCTGAATCCGAGTCCCACATATCGTAGACGTTCTCTACCTTGCGCTCATAGGCATCCTGCCGTACGAGGTAGCCTTCGTACACTCCACCGAAGGAGGCCAGCGCAACCGCTATCGCCGCGATTGTGATAGGGTGACTGCCCGTGTAATTAGTCAGGAGCACCATAGGCACGCCGAGTCCTACTAGGCCCAACAATGTGTGTGTGATCTGATCCCTAAGCTCATCCGAAGGATGGAGCCTTATCAAACGTGTCTTCAATTCCTGAATCAACTTCATTTTGTTCTTCCTCATCTGCTACGCCCAGCAGCAACGCATGTTGGTTGGCGGGGTCATTCAGGTAGTCGGCGGCCATCTTCTCCGCAGCAGACCCATCTGAGATGTCGTAACTCATGCCCTCGTCGTCCTTACCAGCGGACCCGGCATTTGCCTTCACTAAATCCAACGCGGGCTTCCATGTGTTGTCGAAAGCACTGCGCGTCATCTGAAGATTGACCCACGTCAGGTCGTTGGCACCAACGAACCCTTTGAGAGTTCGCACGTGTCGCTTCAGGTCTTCAAGATCGATGTAGTCCCCTGTGGCTTCATCCTTCACCATAAAAGCTTTGATGAACTCCGTCATAGGGGTGTGAGCGTTGGTCACCGGGTTCACGTAATCGACAGCCGGGTCGAGAGATGTGATCTCTCGCAGCCGTGCGATGCCCAGTGGCTCGTACTCGATACGCGGTATGCCCATCACGTTCATGATCTTCGCCATGCGCGTTAGGTACTGGACCTTGCGAGGCTTGATCTTCAGAGTCTTAGTGAACTCCTGAAACGTGTTGAACGGTGCGTAGAAGCCCTTCGACTCGATCTTGGCACAAAGCTCAGCAATGTCGAAGTTGCTTGTGTTGACGCTATTGATGACCTTCTCTAAGGCGGCCCGTGTTGCAGCCGCCTCTCCTGCCACTACCGCCCCGACGATTACTGTAGGAGCCAAAGGCTTGCTCATTTGACCTTCTTCGTTACCTTCTTGCGTACCGGCTTCGGCTTAGCGAACGTCAGTTCTAACGTTGCTTCCAAGTCTTGCAGCGCAGCTATTGCGCGTTTGATCTTTGCCAGCCCGGACTTCTTGTAGAAGTACCATGTGATCTTGTCCTCGCAGTCAGCCAGTTGCATCATGCCGTAAGGATCACGAGAGCCTTCTATGACCTTGTAGTTGATCGTAGAGTCACAGTGCAACGGATCAAGGTACGTGGATGAAGCTGCTACTAGTTTGCGAGTACGAGTCGCCATAGTTATCCCTTTACTGGAAGCACCACTGGTTTGAGTTGGCGGGACTGGGAGGTAGCAGCACCAGAAACAGAACCCTGAGGTTGCGCCGTCGCCGCCTGTTCCTGCGCAGCTCTCATCGCCTCGAACGCTCTGATCTTATCCTCAGTCTCCTTACGGTGAATGAGGAATGCAATCTGATCCCAATTGTTCTGATACGGGATGGCCTTGTCGTCGATGTAGAAGTCCGCGCTCGGCTTGCCTTTGGACCCATCGTCGATGTGATCGAACGGGATGTCGTTGGCCTTCAGGAAGTCAACCATCGCCTTCACTTGCTTACGCTCAAGCACTGGCTGCGCCGGGTCTCCGCCATAGATGTCGTAGTCCCAGTGGCAGCTACGGCAAGACCAGATGATGATCTCGTAGCCCAAGGCTTTGAAAATATCCAACGCGGCCTTCGCACCCGGTTTTACTGCGCCAATCTCGGGGTACGCATGGTCACACAATGTACCGTCGAAGTCAACGGCGATACGCTTCGGTGCTTTGTTAGGCATAACTCTCCTCTTCCATCACCAGCTTGACGCCGTTGTTGTCGTCATCATCTGGGTCACCCATAACGGGCCGGTTCAACTCTTCACGGTACTCGTCGCGCACCATCTTCCACGCAGCCTGCGACGGGTCTTTGCCATCGTAGGCCATGAAGCAGAGGCCAGAGTACTTGCCGTCCTTCTCGGTTAGGAAGAACTCAGCAACAGACTTGCGACTCTCGTAGTTGCGGATAAGCGCATTGTCTACGATCTTCTTGGTCTGAAGCATGATGCCAGCGTACGCAGTGGTGAAGGTCTTCTGCCACTCCTCAACGAAGCTCACAAGCTCCGGTCGGCCAGCATCCTTCGTCCATGTCTCGATGATATCGTAGTCCCCGTTCGTCAGCGCCTCAAGGATGTTCTTCGGGGTCGCCGCGTGAACAATCTTCTGGAGCTTCAGGAAGGTCTCATGCTTCACCTTGATCTTCAAAGGCGGAAGGTTGGGCCGCCAGTACGACAGCACGTAGCCCTCCGTGTTCGGTCGATCCTCTACTAGAACCGTGCTCACCGTCTTAGCAAAAATCTCGACGGTCTTTAGTCCGTTCAGGAATGCGTAGTGGTACAGCTCGTTGTAGCTAATCTCTTCGCCGGTCTCGTTGTTGATGAGCGCCAGTAAGACTAGTTGATCTTCGATCTCGTAATGAACCACGTGGCGTTGAACTGCCTGCGCGATCATCTCAAAGACTGGTGTGTAGCCCGCAGGCCACTGGTGGTTCTTGCAGTGCTTACTGAACCAGTACGTCGCCCACTTGGAGTGGTCAGACGTGAATGATCCTTTGGACGCGACACCGAAGAACGTATCGTTCCCTACCTTGTACTCGTAGAAGATACCGAGTGACCCATCCAGCTTGTCGAAGACAGCAGGGTGTTGGTCCGGCAGATTGGTGAACAGAGTCTCAGGCCGGTCCAGCGTGTCGATGTTGAAGAACTTCTCGAACGGACGAGAGATGATGACACCCTTGTCGTCCACGATGAGACCACGGCACTTGATGGTGATGTCGTCCCAGACGTTATCAAAGGTCGCCTGCTTGCTATAGCAGAGGATCGACAACGGAAGCTCAGGGTGAGCGCGACGGGTAACTAGACCCTCCGCGATATACTGCTCAAGCTTGTCTACGTCGAGGTAGTCTTTTAGCAACATTACTTCAGCTCCTTGGTCCACACACTACTGGTTATCTTGCGCCCCATTGCAGCAGCGGCCTTCTCCATCGGCTCGTTACCGTGAACGACTAGACCACAGACCTTCTTGCCGCCGTGCTTCAAAGTCGCTTTCTCAAACTTCTTCCACATGGCCTTGTAGATACCACGCCCGCGATACGCCTTGTTGACCCAGCCGAGTTGAACCCAGCCTGAATCGTCATCCTCATCGAAGAAGTACTGGAGGATTCCAACTACCTTACCCTTGTCTTCCACGTAGAAGCACGCCTGATCCCCACGGATGGGTGACCACATACCGCCTACTGCACCGATCTCGATCATATCTGGCACAGCTTCAAGAAACGCAGTCTTGATGACCTGCGTGTTCTTGGCTGCGTCAATGTGCTTCACGACGATCTTTTTCTTCTTCGCCATAGCTCTCCTAAAAGCGGACCCATCTGAGTTCGGTCGCCCCTCTCAACGCATCTTCCCACATTTCATCGTCAAGAAAGTCCCATGCTGCTTCGAGGTCATCCTTACCTTCAGTGAAGTACTTCACTGGAACTCCTAGCATTCCTCTAAGGGTCGTCCCATCGATAGGCTGGATAGTTTTTCCGATAAGAGACTGCGGAAAGGTTATGTGCTTCAGAATGTCCATAGTGCCCCCTGAGTATCATTTGTGACTGCCACTGGCCATCCCGCTTTGGGGTATGCACGAGTTCGAGTCGTGAACAACTACTAAGACTACTAGATGCATCCCTCGTCTTTTCGATGCGGCCGAGTACCGTGTACACGCCCTCGGCCTTGCCACGAATGAAGATTAGAAGGTGATGTCGCCGTTTGCTTCCTCGACGTACTCTGCATCAATGATGGTAGAGGTTGTCGAAGTCACAGCGGAGTCGATATCAGTCTGGGTGGAGGCCACAGCCTGCTTCGTCTCACCTTCAAGAGCCTGCTGCTCGAACTGTAACGCACGCGCAGTCTGCTGCTCTTGGAACTTTTCAAACACTACACCGAAGGCCGCCTGCTCATCAGCGGTACTCGCCTGAAAGTCATCGAACTCCAGAATGTAGTAAGCGTACTTTCCGTCCTGCACCTTCTTCGTACTGATACGGAAGTTCACGTCGTAGATGTTGGGGTTGATCTTCTTGGCTGCCGCGATCATCGCCAGCTTACGCGCAAGGTTCTTCATACCCTTCTCAAACGGCTGCTTGCTCTTCGAACGAATGTACAGTTGCAGAGGCATCTGGTACACAGTGTCGATCAGTGTGGCGTAGTAGAACGCATCACAAGGAGGGATGTCGTCCTTGGTCGTGGGAATGTTCTTGTCTTTCTTCGCACGGAAGGCCGACCAGTCCTGCTTGGGACAAGTCTTACAGGTCATCGCCTGAGGGTACTTCGCACGCTTGTCTGGCTCAATCATGTCGAGCGAGAAGCAATGCAGGTTCTCGGGTATACGGTTCAGCTCACCGACATTGCCGACGTAGTAAGAACGTCGTTCCTGCGGCTCTGCGAGGAGGGTTACGCGCATCGTCTCGAACTCGTCACCGGTCTCTGGGATGATAAGGTTGCCCTTCTTCCCATCGCCTTGACTAGACGGCTGCACTATGCTAAGGGTTGCGGGCTTGAGGTCAAACAGCTTGCTCTTCCCGAAGAACTGCGCCCCGGTGGGTACGCTAAGGGCCGCAGACTCCTGCCCTACAATCGCTAACTCGTTGCTCAAATGAATCCTTGGTGCCTACTTCTTGGAAGCCCTACGGTGTTCTGTGCTCCCTCACTTCACTTACTAATGTAACACGTATCTATACGTTTGTCAAATCCGCGTGCAACGGTTGATACATGAAGAACTGAACCTTTTTAGACTCATCGACCGGTGGTAGGTCGCGCAACTCTGATACTCTCATGAAGGGTGTCTGCGCCTTCAGGTTGGCAATGAACTTCTTGTTGTAGTAGATTGCCGTGAGCGCCTGTGGGTTGCTCAAGTTGCTGGCAGGAGAATAACCTCCTGTGACCGCTTTGACCACAGGGTTAGCAACGAATATGCTAGGAAGCACCGGCATGATTACCGGGGCCGCCGCCCATGCTGCAATGCCTTTTAGAAAGCCACGTCTATTCATGATGCTCTACGCTCACTGGAGGGATAAAGCGCCGGGTCACTCCCGGCATCCCAGACCGAACCTCTACCCAGCCCTCAGGCGGGTCTCCGAAGTCTGACTCCCAGAGGTAGTCGGCCCACTGACCAATGGTGGCCTTCATGACCGACTCAGACACGATCTGATCCATAGCTTGTCGGTAGACTTGTGCAGGCGTGCCGGGGAACCGGAACGGTAGACGAGGGTCGCCTAACGGAACCCATGTGAAAAGCGTTGGGTGCCATGACTGGCCCGGTCGCTCCATCAGCACTTCGCCCTGCTCTGGTTCGTAAGGCGGGACTACAGGGTATCGAATCTCACTCACTATCGGCTCCCTTCGTCAGGTGGTGCCACGGGTACACATCCAGTTGCCAACACGTCGGACTGTAGCACCTCGGCGCTCCGTGGTTCCCGTCGCAGGTCACCATTGGTGTCCACGGGTCCGAAGCTACACACGAGGTCAGCTTCTTGCCAGTGCCTATACCACTCGTCGTCGCCCCATTCGTTGAGGCTGGTTTGTCCTTGCATGGTTCCTCGTCTCTGAACTTCCGGCCCAGCACGTCCATCAGGCTGGCCACGTTCTTAGGTTCGATAAGTTCGCCATCTACGTCGCGCTTGTACCCCAGAGCTTTGTAGCTCAGGTCTATCGGATGCTTGGACGCGAACAGATCATTACAGGCTTTGCATCCCTTCCCATCGTTGCAGGTCGGTTTGCGGCTGCCCTTGTAGTTCTTGAATGCCTTGCATTCGAGCTGTAGGGCCTCTTCCTGCTCTTGCTTCTTCTTTGCCTTGGCCTCGGCCTTCGCCAGTGCCTCCGATTCGTCCTTGGCCTTCTTAGCGGCTTGCTTCTCCGCTTTGATGGCGTCCCTCAAAGACTGTTTTCGTTCTTGGATGCGGGACTCGATCTTGCGGACTCGACGAACAAGGTCAAGAGCATCAATAAATCCACCAAAGTCATCCACGAAGTTATGCGATTCAAGGTGCCATGTTTCAAATTCGCCGTCGTCTTTACCCAGTCGGATGATCCATCGATCCTCAACCACCTCGCCGGTCTCTTCTTCATAGGCCGCCTCATAAGCCGCTGTCTGTAGCAAGTACTCCAAGTACAGGTAGTTCGATGTCTTCCAGTCCGCTACCGTCAGCCGGTCCTTGAACGGATGGGGGCAGCATCGCGGGTTGTCGCACGAGTCCACTTCACACAAACCGTCCAGTGTACCGGCATACTTGTGCTTGCGACTGTAAATCTTTCGCTCGGTGAATCTCCACCGGACGTTGTGCTTCTGCATCCAGTCGAGCGCGGCCTTGGTTGCGTTCAGCGCCCGCTCATCGAGCTTGGCACGCTTCCAGCCCATGTGATCCTTCACCGCCTGCGTAAACAATGCGTATGCTTCGGTGTCCATCACCTCGGCAGACTTCAGCTCCTTCTGCCAAATCTTCAGCTTGATGTACTGCTCGATCCAGTCATGCGCGGAGTGACCGATAGCACCGGCCTCTTCAAGCTTCTCCTTGTGGGCACCCTTAGCGTCCAAGACCCACTTCTCAAGGTCCGGCACAGGGATGACGTGGCATGGGGGAAAGCCCACTACTGATCCCGGCACATCCTTCAGGAGCTTTTGGGCCATCATCTTGCAACCCCACGGCACGAGTGCAGCGGACTTGTCGATGATGTGGCAGACGGTCGTAACACCGTCCTGTGGTTCCAGCTCCCCGGTTTCTGTTTCAAGCAGGTAGACGTGGGCATCCACATCGTACCTGATAGTCACCTCGCCATTGTAAAACTTATACTCTTCGGTGATGCCACCAAACTGTTTGATGAATCCTTCTAAAGCCACTCGTCCCTTACGTCAACTCACCAGTTAGATCAATGCCCGCATGGGCACGTTCTCCTCTGGGTGGCTATGGTTCTGTTGCCAGTCCACAACCGCTTTCGCGCAACTCACTTTTGAGAAGCCGATGAGACCGTCCTCACCGAAGTAGGTGAAGCCGTCTTGATTCTGCACACATTCTGTTACTATGCCGGTGGTAGGCTTTGACCTTTTCACCGGCCCTAAGATTGAATCCATGATTACTCCTCGAACGGGATACCAAACAACACGTGCTCGAACAGCGTGCCAAGGGTCAGCTCGTGAACGTGGTTGATGACACTCGTGTGCATCTGCTGCTCCACGAAGTACGTGACGACTACCAGACCGGCGAGTATCAGAACCTTGCGAGTCAGGTAGTGCTGCCAGTGAATCCGAGGTGGCCTTACATGCGGAAAGTGCATACTATCTCCTTTTCGTTAGAAGTGCGCCTTGGAACTGAGCCATCGTATCGCCTTCTGGCCGCCCCTTGACAAAAGAGGTCGCCTGTGCTAGGGAATCCTCCGGGTAAAAGCGTTGGTACAGCTTGATCTTCTGATCGTCGGTCGCTTGACCAAGGTGCAGAAGTACATCGATCCGACCGGGCCTAATCAACGCCGGGTCCAGATTGTCGAGATGGTTCGTGGTCATGATGTAGATCACGCCGCTAGGGGCATGAAAGCCATCGAGAACATTCAGTAACCCAGATAGTGTAACACCAAACAGCTTCTCGTGTCCATCACTATCTTCAACTTTGTTCGGGTGGGGTCCGGGTGTTACGCCTTCCTTCCACTCCTGATCCCTTGGGCCGTCATTAGTGGCCTTGCGTTTCTTGCCAGCACCAGATGCGTCGATGTCCTCGAACATGATGATCGAACCTTCGGGCACAGTGCTTATCGCAGTCTTCAATCCCTTGTCACTCAGGTCACCAAGGTTCATCAGGTAAATGTCCCGGCTCAGTTGGTACGCTAACCCTGACGCCAAGGATGTCTTGCCGGTCCCCGGAGGCCCATAGAAGGCGTAGCCACGATGGTAAGGGATACCCAGCTCCCTATAGCGTTCCTTGTCGCCTAGGAACTCGTTTACGTCTTGCAGCAGTTTCTCCTTCTCCTGCCCGTCGAGCACCACGGACTCAAACGTACGCGGCGAATAGCTCCTCAGCTTTATCCAGTACTCGTCCCACACATACAGCTTGCTCTCACTACGCTCAGCCTCTTTGTGAATCTCGATGATCTCGGTAACGAACTGCTTGATGCGTTCCTGCCTGCGGCCAATCGTGCTGAAGGAGATTGTCTCACTCCTCTTCGCGTCCCAGCCGCCCTTCTTATCCTCGCTCCGCGTGTAGTTCAGCCAGAATGGTAGACGCTTGTGCCAGAAGAAGTGCTCCCCCGGCGCGGGCATCAGAGAGATGAGCTTGCCACGGATGGTCGAGTCAAGATCGACGCGGCGTACACGCGGCATGAATTTCTGCTTGGTGATCCACTCCTTCACCCAAAGAAAGGAAGGGTCGTCGTCCTTCACTGTTACGCTTACGAGTACTTGTCGTTTGAACCAGAGCCAAATCATCTGCGGCACTGATTTCATGTAGGCCATCACACCACCCATAACTAGAAGCATTGCTCCACTGGCGGTAAACTGATTCAACATCTCAGGTGGTAGCCCTATGAGCATCTAGTCCTCGTCCTCTCTAAGCTTACTGTCATATCTCGATATCTCCCAGCGTAACGGTTACGCTCCTCGGCTGCACGGTAGCGTTGCAAGTCTTCCACGGCTTGACTCGGACGGTGGACGACGATAGGCTCTCAACGTAGCCGTGTCGCCAGCCCTCATCATAGTACCGCACGAAGGAATCGGCCACGAGTAAACACGCTTTGCGGATATCAAATGGCCGTTTCCATCTGCGGGGTTTCACTATACTACCGTCCTGTTCTTCTTGTTGAAGCGATTCTCCAGCCGGTTGAGGTTCACATCGCCCCGTTGAACGACTGTACGCTTCTCAGTACCGTTAGGTTGAACCCTAACACGGACCACAGTGGCGGGTCCATTCTTAGGATAGGTCTTGAATCCATCCTTCGACTTCTGCTTGGCCTTGAACGCGGCCTGAGCCTTCTGCTTTGCTGCTTGAATCGCCGCCTTGTCCGGCCCTAGGTAGTAGTGCGGGAACTGCGGGGTGTGGCTGAAGTGACCACCGCGCTCATGAGTCTTCTGGGCGAAGCGCCAACCTTTGAGCCATAGATCACGCTGCGGGTTGGTAGTGTACGGAACGTCGATGCGTTGCGGTTTGTGGTCTGCTCCAAAGTATCCAGTGCTGTAAGCACCATAGTATGCGTCGTAACCGGCCTTGAGTGCGCCGAGTGAAGCCTTCTTGTTTGACAAACGGGTGATTCCTAATACAGTGTCGTGCGACCATCCGGGTGGTTCCCCAGACCGTGATGGGTGAAGCGGTACTTCTTTACAGTACTACAGTCGGCTCTTCCTGTCAAGCCATCTTTGTCTCAACGTGTAACCAGCTACTACAACGAGCACGACAGCAATACCCACAAGATAAATGCGGCCAGCTCGGATTATAAAGTCCATGATGATCTCCCTCATTCGATCACCACCCCCGTGACGGCGTACTGCTCATAGGACAGCTCTATGTCGAGGTTATGAAGGTACATATCAGAGCACTGGTCACGGCCCTGAAGCACGAGAGGTTGGAACCGATGCTCCTTGTCCTTCTCGATCTGGTGCGCCCGCTTGTCCTTACCAAGAAGATACGCTGTACGGGCCAACGATGTTTGCAGACGGGATAGATGATCCCTGCAAGACTCCTCCGATGGCGTCGACGGCTTCGGTACTGGCAGGCGTGTCTGACTTGACAGTAGAACTAGCAATAGTATTATCTTCATCTCTAAACTTCCTCCCTTGGGTTTCAATTTGCAGTTTGGCTTGTTATTCAGTGTGTCCGTGCAGAGATTTCCTATGCAGTTAGCGTAGTGCCCACCTTGGCCCTGCAAACATGAGAATCCGGCATACCTAGTCCGCAAGCAGGGCATTCTCTAAGCGGTCGAAGCCCACCCTTGGTCTGATTTTCTGGAAACATGAAGGCGTCTACATCTTCTCCGCATACTTCGTAGATTTCATCGATCTGCCCCTGTGTATAGTTTTGAAATTCGATGCGGATAGATTCGCCAGCCCCTAGTGCGTCCAGAAGAGCATCATAGACAGGTGCATGATTGCAGTCAGTCAGTCCGCACCATTCACATCGAATCCACATCCCCTCACTCATCACGGAACCTCCTGCCTACATGCTCGGGTTTTACTACCACAACCTTATGCTTCGCTTGGGCCTCACGCATCTGTAATAACACAGCTTCTTTCTCAGCCAGCTTCGCATTCTGTCTTCGCTTCTTTTCTAACTTCAGCTTCTCCTGATTCTTTTCGTAGATATTCAGGGAGTCCCTGAGCTTGTTGCGCTTGTTCTGCAACTCGGTCATCTCTACGCTCAGTGCATCCATTTTCTCATTCGCAGTCTTCAGGTTGCGCTCAGTCATAAAGAGCGCGTTCATCAGGTGCGAGTCTTCCATCTCGGAGAGTAGTACCTTCTTACCCTCCTTGGTCGTCCAGTATAGCGCACCCACAGACATCATCGATGGTAGCGGGCCACCCGTGTACGGGTCCACTTTCGGGGGCATGTACTTCGCTACCGACGCCTTCGCCTCAGCAACAGTGCCGGTTCCCACCACGAGGTAGCCGTCCTCATCGTAGACGTTGATTCCCCCGAATGAGTCCTTCTTCATTGTGAACTTGCTAGGCGTACCGGGTACGCCGGGGAGAACGCCCATTAGCAGCGAACTCCTATCAGCTCCAAGTCCTCGCGTAGGCGATCAGATGTCATCGGCTGGTCGTACTGGGACAGGTCCAGCTTGTCCAGTGAGAAGTCGTTAGAGTATACGATGGAATTGTACTCGCGGTTCGGCTCTCCTTCAAAGATGAACCACGCAGCCGGTTTGCCCTTTGGGACATAGACCGAGTGGAGAGCCTGCGCAGCGAGGTGAGTGGGTTCCAAGAGACGCCTCGCCCTGAGCCTCAGAGGTAGGTAGGCGCGATCCAAGGGCGCAAAGCCACCCCTACCATCCTTCTCAAGGATCGGTGACGCATAGCTAAAGCTCTGCATGGGTACTGTGCTGACGAGAGGATCACTCTGGCCCATGGCTGCCTCGACGTTATATAGCTCACCTAACACTGGCATGAGTGTGACATCCGTACGATGCCGGTGAAGGGCAATCGAGAAGGTTACACCAAATGTGCCGGGGTTGTTACGCCACAGCTCATGTTCAGGGCGGGCGATGAACATGCGGACCATCCCCGGCCCTTCTTTGATGAGTAAGGAGTCCATGCCCTTGCAGTGGCAGTTGACGAGAGACTTGGAGAGTATTGCGCTCGATGGATTCACTTATGCCTCGATTCCTAGATGGGAGTTGATTGCATCTGAAGCAGTATCGTCAGACACTCTCAGGTAGTAGCCAGTCGAGGACAAGCTCTTGTGGCCAAGTCTTTGTTTAGCGTTCTCAATACCGGACCCAATGACGAGCATGGCAATCGAGTGCTTCAGCGTGTGCGTGTGCGCGAACCGTGGGTTGATACCAGCCCGCAGTGCAGCGGCTTTGAATACTTTGCGAACCCAGTCACGACCGATGGGCAGCAGCAGCTCATCGTCCGCGATCTCCAACCGTTCGAGCATTGCGTACTCGTCCAGCTCCGGGTCAGGATGCTTCTGCCACCGTTGCGAGGTAGCCAGCGATCCCTTCAGGCGCTTACAGTCCACGTATCCGTGGCGAAGGTCGCGCCCTTTGATACCAGTGATCTCGGAGGCCCGCAAGCCATGCCAGAAACCGATGAGGTAGGCCAGCTTGAACCTCTCACCCTTCTCGCTCTCGATCTCCCTGAGTACCGCCTTCACTTGGTCAATCTTTAGATACTTCATTCCGTTCACCTCAAGTACAGACTAGCAAACGATGATCTACTTGTCAATGCCTAAATACGCAGCATCTTCCTGTGTGTAATAAAGCAAGTTGTTGCCCTTCCTCTGGATAAAGACACCGGGTAGGTTCTTTAGCTTAGCACGCACCTCGGGGTGTACCCCCGGACTGTACCCCATAGCTGCGAGTACCTCTACCGTGTTCATTCCCGGTGTCTCGTCGATTGCGTGGAGTGCCCGATAGTCGGCCCAGAGTTCCTTTGGTTTCTCAAATGCTTCCCTGACCTTGAGAAGCCTGCGCTCTTCCTTGGTAAACACTGGAGGGTCGTCAGCCACCATTGGTGGGAGGGCGACGAAGTACCGTACTGCCGGACCATGACCCCCTCTGGGTTGCCGCCTTGATTCTTTGAAGTCCTTGCCGTTTACCAGTATCCTCCACACTACGCTGCGTGGTATAGATGTATCTTTGACCACTTGGTCTATGGATACCTCACCATGTTCCTTGGTGTAGTTGTATACGGTCGTGTAACGTTCGTAGCCGAGTACATTACCTCTGAATGCCATTATTTTCTCCTAGAAGAAAGGACTCGGGATGCAATCCTTGTACTTGATGTTGTAGCAGCCCTGACCCTGAAGCTGGCTGTACATATCGGTGAACTGCGTATTCAATGCGTCTACCCGTGCATCACAAACCGTTGGGTTATGCGGATCATGCGGAGCACACTTGACATAGAACTTAGCTTCTACTTCTGCCCCATCTTCAGGGCGGTTGAAGAAGAACGTCCCGGCGCACACGCGCTCGGTCTGTTCTGGTTCATGGTACTCGATCTCGATCTCAACCATTTTTCCTCTCCTGTGCTTCTACTCTCTTGTCGTGACCTACGTGCCAATACATGCAGTGGTCACACTTGTAAGGTCTCAGGGGGTGCTCTGGATCGGTGTCGTTCCCCGTGTCTATGATCGACTGTATCACACTCTGCGCCTTCTCGGGTGTGCCGTACTTCTTTTTCTTGATGCACGATCTCATCACTTTCGAGTATGCTGGTCGCGGACTGGGCACTGTGTTATGCACCATCCGTTTCGTAATGTATCCCATAGGCCCTCCGGTTGAAGTAAAAGAATGGGCCGTCGTCCTGACCGGCCCGGAGGTAGTGCTACCTTGTTAGACTTCGGTCTTCTTGGACTTGCGCACTTTAGGTGCAGTGTACTCCTTGATGAAGGCCATGATGCGGTCGTGACCCGCCTTCGCTCGGCCCTTGGGAGTCTTCGCTTTGTTGTACCGGATTTTGAACTCATATGGCCACTCGTCCGGATGCCCGAAGAGTGCGCGGGCTTGTCGGCGGTCAAGTCCAAGACCGTTGCGTGCGTTGATGAGGAAGGTGTTATCCTCGAACCCTCCCTGCTGCACACCGGCCTTGACAATCGCAAGATATTGTTCAGGAGTCTCGAACAGGCAGGCGTACCATCCAGCGAAGCAGAGGATAGTGCCACAGTCTCCATTCTCCTGTCCCTTCTTGGCGGCGTCGATCACTGCATTATAGTTAGCTCCATAGCGTTCCGAGAAGGCATCAGTGGCGCTTGTGCCTGAAGGGATGAGCGAACAGAACCGCTCTTGCGCGTAAAGGTTTGCGTGTGCGACTACCATCTGCGCGATGACCGTAAGCTTGGCGATGGTGGGAAGGCTGAGGTAGTTCTTGGTCGAATCGAAAATCATGGTGTCCTCCTAGGACGAATAGGTGAGTCTTGCGTGAAGGTTGAGGTTGGTCGTACTCTGCAATGCACCAGATGCGCTGAAGACTACGGCCAACCGGCCCGTGCCACCACTACTAGCTTACGAGGTTACGAGGTTACCGTTGCCCTCATGCGCCGGTAGATCGTTGTGGCTCCCCCCAAGAGTCCAGTGCCTAAGAGCAGCAGGCTGCTGGGTTCAGGGGTAGGTGCCAGCGGTGTCGTTGGTCCAGTACCGTTCGAGGTGAACTGGAGGAAGTCTTGCGCTGTGCCGCCCTCGCTCTGCGTACCGGGTACGGCGGTGTACAAGGTGAACTGCTGGAGGAACGCCTGCGTCACGTCGCCGCTCAGAGCCAGCGTTTCGTCTTGGAAGAGCAGCGGGTCATCTGCGTTGAAGTTCCAGCCCAGTGTCTCGGCGCTGTTCACGTCCGTCAAGGCCCAGATATCGAGCTGCGCCGTGGTGTCAGAGATAACTCCGGTCTGCGCCTGATAGAGCAGGAGGGCACTGGTTACGTCGTCCCCATTCGGCGGGTGGGCTGCGCTGAGATTCTGCGGAGTTGCCTGCCATGACTCACCCACGTAGATTTCGCGGTCGGCATCGAGGCAGAAGGCGGAGATGTCGCTCTTGTTGGAGTCGTACAGGCTATAAGGCCCGACGTAGACTGCGCCGGTTGGGTTGACAACATTGCCGGGGCTTACGAGGGAGAGGGTGTCGGCGTGCGCGGTCAGTGACAAGGCCGCGAGGATAAGTGCGGCTACCACTGGGATGTACTGCTTGAAGGTGATTCGCATTGGTCACTGCTCCTGTACTTCTGGGTTAGAGGTGCGCTGTAGGTTAGGGGGCCGGTATCATCCTGTGACCCGACCCCGTGTTGGAGTGCTCGATCTATGCCGCGACTGGTTCCTCCTCGTCGCGGAACTTGCGGCCAGTGGACTGGTACACGAGGCCATCCAGCGCCTCACCAATGGACTCCACACCCTTCAACAGGTCGGCCTTGAACTTGTCGCTGCTCTTCAACGTCTTCGCACTCTGCCCCTCGATCAGGCCGCGAAGCTTGGCAACCTGCTCCTCCAGCTCGGTATCGCTGGTGATGTTGCGCATGTCGAAGGTTGAGATGAACTCCTGAATGTTCTGGATGGCTGACTCGCGGAGGATGGGCATCTTGCCTTCGCCGTCCGGGGTAAGCTTCGACTTGAGGTGCATGACAGCTTCGAGAAGGTTCTCGCGCATCATGATCGTGATCTCTTCACCCACGGCCTGAATCTGCTTTTGTGCCTTGGCCGCCTCAGCTTCGAACAACTCAGGGTTGATGTCCTTCAGGTTCAGAGGCACGCCGAAGGTCAGGTAGTCCCACTCGAAGGTGAAGTAGCTGGAGACCAGATCAACCGGGGGATACTCGGAGGCCACGGCCAGACTGCCCAGCGACTCTTTGGACGCCTCGACGAGGCCGGGGTACGCGGCGACGAACTTGGCCACGAGGTCTTTACGCTCTGCCGCGTGCTCTGTGAGACGCTGCTGAACCTCAGGGACCACACCCACGGGCACCATGAGGATGCCGATGTCCTTGTACGGCAGGGCCGTGTTGTTCAGCCACTTGCGCAGAATGCTGTCGTGCTTGCGAATCTTCTCAAGCTCGTCCGATTCGAGGAGGGTCTTCGATACCTTCAGCAGGGATACGTCGGCGTCAGTGCTGAGGACCGATGCACCGGCCACGTTGCGGGTGTTGCCCAGACGACCGTACTTGACTTTGAGGAGAACAGTCTTGGACACGATCTCGGTGAGGTCTTTGGAGGAGTGGTTGACTTTCTCTGTGTCGATTGCGAATGCCATATAGGTGAAGCTCCTTGGTGTTGCGAAATGTGGTACTCGTTCAAGATACCGAAGTGCCCGGTGCGTGTCAAGCTTTTATTTCAGGGTTTCTTTGATACTGATCTGGACATCTCCGTCGTCTACCCAGACCACGAGCAGCTTACTGCCGATTACATACATCCTGAGGTACTGTTTCCTGAGCCTCCAGTGCCAGTAGGCGGCCCTGATGCCTATATTGCCGTACCAGAGGGCCAGAATTACCCAGCAGAGGCAGGAAGAGGCGAATACGGGGTCACTAAACGAATGTGTCATTGAGGAACCTCACTTCCTCGTCGATAGCGTCCTGTCGATCTTCATAGGTGCCGGGGAGAATGGGACCACCGATGGGTGCAAGGTTGATGCGCCAGTCGCATGGCCACATCCGAGTGAACTCCGCTAGACTGGACTGACGGGAGCAGACCGAACGAAGACCGTGAAACATCACGCGCAAGAGAGGGTTAGCCGGTTCTACGTGCGATGCACGCTTCACTACCGTCTCCGGTGTGATGAAGGGCTTACTGTGCTCATCGACGAGAAACTTGATCTCGCCGTCTTCGTCTACTGTGATGGTCACGGTCTTGTCGGTCATCTTATTTGCCCGCCTTCTTCGTCCGCGACTTCGAGCGACGGTGCTGCTTCGCGGGCTTCTGGTTGGGCTTGCCGGGGTGCTTCTCGTGCCACAGCTTGCGGACAAGGGCCTCGACGGTTGCACGGTCAGCGGGGTCAAGCTCCATCGCACGCGGGTGATTGATTTCCTCCGCGATGGAGGCAAGGATGGCGGCCTGAAGCCGGGGCTTCTTGGCGGCGTTCTGAAGCTTCTTGACTTGGTTCGGATCAACCACCTGATCGATGGTTAGCTTGGGCAGGTATCCGATACGGCGGAGACGACGGGCGAGTGATACTGGCATGGTCTAGTCCTTTGCAGGTTAGGTTGGTTCAGAGTGAGGTTGAAGTGTGCCTTACTTAGCGCACACTGTTGTGGTTGTCGTCGTCCGGTACTCAGGCTTTTTCTGCCGGTGAGTGACCTTAGAACCTTTGGTGAGGGTGTCCATCACTGCTGCACATCCTACACCCTTGAAGCCGTCGAGTTCAACACTAATCTCGCCGTTCTCATCGATTTCAATCGTGGCAAACTTTGCCATGTCGCGGCCTCCTTAGGCGATTGCGTACTTGTACTGGGTGACTTTCTTGCCGTTGCGCTCGACCTGCTTATTCACCACAAGCTTGTAGCCAGCTTTCTTGGCGTTGGCGAAGACGAACTGCTTCGAGTACTCCTGCTTCACACTCTTGAGCCAGCCTGCGTTGTGCCGGGTAGAGTCGAAGTCGGAGATGATGGCAGAGTAGGTGCCGTCCGCATTACGGGTGAACCCGATGTCGTTTGACGAAGAGCCTACCTGCTTGCGGCGGATGATGATGTCGGCCTTCATCGCTTTGGCGGGGTTGGTGGTATGGCCTACGCCATCCAGTGTGCGGTAGTCCCCTTGGTAGCCGACGAGGGGCTGAGGATTGCCGATGTGGTCTTCCACCTCGGTGTACCCCATCTCGAACAACGCGGCCAGCAATACCTTGCCATCGTTGAAAGTTGTTGCGGCTGTTGCGTACTCACTCATGCTGCTCTCCTTGGTAGTGCGTATTCAGTACATCATACTGCGGGGTGCATGTCAACGCCTAAAATGACATGCAACCCAACTAGTTAGCCTACACCTCGACCGTGACTTTCAGTGCCTTGCCGCCCACGCTTACACGCTTGCGGCCACCTAGTTTCTGCGCCTTGTCTGCTTCCTCTTCCGTGGGGTGGCCGTAGGCTTCTAGGTTGTTCCCACTGCCGTAGATGTTGAAGTACACGTCCTTGGTCTCGACCTTCATGAACAGGTCACGAGAGTCCCACGTCCTATTTTCGTAGGCGTCAGCCCTCCCTTCGATAGTACGCTGGATAAGGGTATTATAACCTCTATCCTCCAGAACTCCTGCCAAAGGAAACTTCCCGGCGTTCTTGAAGATCGTAAGCTGTGTGACTTCCTTACCCTCACCTGTGACCACCGGTTTACCGGCTAGTGCTGCTGTGAGGTCAAACGGCGTCATGCCTTCTGGCAATGGCCCGGATGATTGAGATGTAAAGCTCACGCTCTTGCTGATAGGATCGCTTATGTCTGGCTGCATGGTGTCCTCCTTGGACGGGTTAGAGATTCAGGCTGGTGATGGTTGAGTCGATGGCCTTTTGCTCACGGTTCTTACGCCACGAGTTGAAACGTTGAAGGAACTCTGGGCCGCCACTAATAGCGTACCACAAGTAAAAGAACGTTATTATGGGACCGACAACGAAGTAGAAGAGACCCCAGCCTATCGCCACGTGCATGAGGTCTCGTAGTGTGATGGCGTGGCCCATTAGTCCCTGATCTTTCTACCTGAACCCGCGAAGACGGGGCCGGTGATGTCGCTGTTATCCTTACGCGTGGTCTCATCGTGGTAGTAGGTGCCCACCTTGGATGCACTCAGATAGCGTCCAGATGCCTCTAGGCGCGTCTTCTCAAGTGTGGCGGCGTCAGAGATGGCTGACGGTACGATGTACGTTGCAGCCTTCGCCAGTGTCCAGTTGAGCATGTCTGCCTTCTTGCAGCAGTCACGAATCTCAGCGCCCGTCCAGTTCTCGCTCGGTGGGTTCGGTTCGTCGTTGACGAGTCCGTGGTTGCGGCGTTGGATGGCCCAGATTTCATCGCGCTCTGACGCATTCGGAGAGTCAAAGAAGAACTTGACGAGAGAGAAGCGGCGGCGAAGCTCAGGCGGTAGGTTGGCGATGCCGTTGCAGGTAGCGATGCAGAGCACGTTGCCACTGCTGATGGCGTCGATGGTCTTGGTCGCGGTGCGCAGGTTGTGGCCAGAGTTACCGACGTGCATGTCTTGCATGGCGGCGATGTCGAAGACGATGACGGGCTTGTTGTAGGTGGCTCCCAGACTCTTGGCCAGTTGCGACTTGGACACGCCGGGGATGCCGATGCTCAGCGCACCATTGACGCCCTTGTCTTCCATCCACGAGAGGATGATACCGTTCATTTCCGTCTTGGTGCCCGACGAGTCCGTACCGTTACCGGCCATCTGCTTCTCGATCTCGTCGATGAAGAGGATGACTTCAGGCGCGTTCTTGCCGGTCATGACGGCCCGGTAGAACTCTTTGGCACTCTCGATGCCTCCGATGTCATCCAGCGTCTCCTTGCCCTTGTAGACGGTCAGGCCGGGGGTAGCGTTGATGATCTGGCGCTTGCGCTCCCAGAGGTCGGTGATGCTGAGGGTGCCTTTACGGATGGACTCCTTCTCCTTGCCCGGTATCTTCTCAGTGGTCAGGCACATCGCGGTCGCCTGATCTGCACTGAAGGACGAGAGACCGATGAGCGCGTCGACTGCCGACTTCTCGATGTCGGTGGTCAGAGATGCCTCGGCGTTCGCGCTCTTGAACGTATTGCGTACGATCACCGCAAGCTCTTCACGTGTGGGCAGTGGTTCATCAAGCACAAGCACGTCCGTCTGAAGCTCGATGGGCAGAGTCGCGCCGGGTGTGCTGACGAGCACGAGCATGTTACCCACGTTCTTGTAGATGTCTCGCAGGTTCCACACGGCCTGTACGTTGGTGGGGTCACCCCAGAGCAGATGCGCGTTAGAGATAAACACGATCATGTCGCTGACGCCATCCGTCTCCAGAGCCTTCAGTGTCTCAGGCAACTGTACCGTCTCAGGTGTCTCAAGTCCGGCCTTCGCCATGAGTGTGGCGTATGCTTCCTTGCTGGCCTTGGTGTTGTTCATTGGCAGGAGACCGTGGACAGAATCCCAGATGAGCATAGGCGTGCTATCGAGGGTGCCGTTCAGTGCTGCACTGATATTGCGGGTGAGTCCCTTGGCATCGAACGTACGCATGTTGATGATGGGAGTGGAGACGCGGCGGGCGGCCTTGAACTGTTGGATGAAATCCATAATGGGTGAGGCTCCTTTTCAGGTACGGTTGAGTTACTTTCCTAAGGATACAGAACGATCTCTTCGGTGTCAACAAAATAATCAGGCCCAGCTTCGGCCACATCTCGGAACTTTTGTTCCACCTCTTGAGGTGTAGAGCGTAACAGGCTTACGATCACGCGCTGTGCATCCAGCAGCTTATCAGTATACCCGTCACGCGCTACTGCCTCGGCCCACACGCTGCTCATGGTGCTGTGGTGTTTGGGTTTTCACCCTTGGGGAACCACCCGTTAGCACGAAGGTTGTAGGCTGTGATGTACTTCAGGCCCGTGCTGCCGTCCTTCTTGTGCAAACGCACGATGTACTCGCCCACCTCAGGTGCTCTCGATCTGCGCTGGTTCGCTGGGAGTATGCTGCTCTGAGTGACGGCCTCAAGCACGCCGGACTCTGACGGTGTTGCCAGTACCCACGTACGCGGTCCGTATACGCTGCGGTATACTTGGGCCGGGTCTTGCCCTAAGTACTTGCGCTGTGTCGTCCACCGCTGAAAGATTGTGCCCAGAGGTGCCGGTGCGCCTGCGCCCTCGATTGCGGCGGCCTCTTCAGCCTGTATACGTGCGACCATGGCCACGTTGACCTGCTCCCATAGGTGGTTGATCGTAGGCCCATAGATGCGCTCAAGCTCTGCGTCTATGATGCGCCGGGACACATCCATTAGCTTGGTGCGTACCTTGTCACGGGCCTGCATTGCTGCCCACTTCATCGTCTCGCGCTGTGCCTCTGCGCGTCTAAGCTCTTCATTCCGTGGCATATTAGCTCCTCGCTGGTATTCCCTTGCGTGAAAGTGTAATCTCCGCTGTTGCGTATCCACCGCTCATATTGCCCGGGGGTGGATACCCTACTTTGGTGATGTTGTAAATGACTTCGCCGTCGTCCATAGTGCGCTCCCATAGCTGGTAGCCGTGCAGTAGTGCCCGCGTGTCGCTAACTCGATTCCATAGGCCCGGTACTAGCTGATAGCCTAAGAACGTGGCCAGCATCCTGAGGTACTGCTCTGCATCTGTGACGGTGCCCAGCTCTGTCGCGGGCTGCGTCGGAGCGTGCAGGGACATCTCGCCGTCATTGAAGATGGCCAGTTGCGCCTGACCGTTCGTTACTACAAATTCATGCGCTGTGCTTCTGACAGTCCCCACTATATCAGCTCACTTTCTACCGGGGTGCGTGTGACGAGCACGGCCTTCTGGTTGTTGAGTGCTTTGATGAACTCCGCGATGTTGCGCACGTACCCGATGCGCGTGTTGTGATACGGGCCTTCTGGTACCAGTATCTCGATCACCAGACTATTCTCGCTGGTGCCATCCCAGACGCCCGACGCGCTGAAGATGGTGTAGGCGCTGAAGTAGTGACCCACCTCGACCTTGATCCGGTCAAGGTTCAAGTCTTCCGTCCATATTCTTACTAGTGTGCCGTTCATACCGCTCCTTTGTGATGCTGGGATAAGCTTACATTATGACGGCCCCTGTTGTCAAGGGCCGCCAGCATCTAAGTTTATACCACTGTTTCGTGTGACTGATTCACTGCCACGCCCGCTATTTCGTAGCGTTCGATGCGGCACTCTTCGCCATCGCTCAGGTACATGCCAAACACTGCGTTACCTAGTGCGCTGGGATTGCACCCGAACCCGCCAGCGGCAAGGAACCGTCTATCTAGCATCTGCTGATATGCCGGTGCCAATGCTGCCTTGCGCACCACCACTACTTTGCCCGCGTAGTGTTCTGAACTGCTGCCGGGGACTACCGCGTTTATTTCGGCCTGCTCTGGTGTATCCTCTGTCACTGTTTGCTTCTTGGTACGTGCCATACTGGTCTCGATTCCGCGCTGTGTGCGCTGGTTATGGTGCGCTGAGGGTACCGCACCCCTATACTAGCGGGTGCGCCTTGACGAAGTCATGCTGCTCCTTCTCTTCGCCGTAGCTGCTGTAGTCGTCTTCCTCCCTGAACGTCTCCTTCTCCGCTTCCTCCTGAGTGAACTCGTTACGGTGGAGATACGAACGGCCAAACTCTGCCAGTGCCACGGCATAGGCGGCCTTTGCCTCAGTGCATTTGACGCACGCGGCGATTACTTCGCTGCTATCGTAACGGTGCTCTTCACACTCTTCAGTCGTGTTGTAATCGAACTGCGATTGAAACGCATCGCACCCGCTACAGGAACCGTACGAACCGTGAACCCAATACGCTTTACCCTCAAAGCGTACAGATGCCCACCAGTCCCCCTGATAGCTGCCAAACGTCTCGTACTCCACAACTTCCGCTCCTGCTGCTTCCATCGCTGACTTGTAACCCATACATCCTCCTTTGCGCTGGTGTCGCGCTGATACTCCTGATTATACCACACTGCAAAGCTGCCCGGTGGGTTACCCCTAGGCTAAAGGGTATAGAGGAACCTGGGTACCGTGCGGGCAGCATTCCACTTGTTGATAAGCTGGTGTGCCTCAAGTTGTGCCATCCCACCTAACAGAGATGGGAATAGGCCCGCCTGTAGATAATGGTCTTCGCTGAATGCCACGATTGACACGCGGCCTGTCTGTAGATTCTGCCGTTTGAAGGTCTTATACCGCATCTGTAAAGCTCCTTTTGTTGCGCTGGTGTCGCGCTGTTAGTTGCACGTTGATTGTAACACTTCGCTACCGTCCGCACGTTCGCAGAGGTACGGAGTGCAAAGATATTGTTTCTTAGCTGCTATCCCTAGCAGCTTAGCGCCTTTGGTTTGCGCCTCAAACATGGTACTTGCGTAGACTTCGCATCTACCCTTTGGGGATGTAACGATATACCCACAAAGGCCCGCATCCAAAGGCCCGCGTATTGCTTTGATATCCAACATGGTAACACTCTCCTTTGCGCTGGTGTCGCGCTGGTAGTTGCCGTTATCGGCAGCTTTACCATCTCCTTGTGACGTACGCAATACAGCCAACAAATACGGCCACGATAACGAAGTCTATCCACTGAATCGGACTCATATTATTCTCCTTTGCCACGCACTACAATCCAACAAATAGCCTGTAACTCCGCTGGTTCGAATCCCAACTTTGCAGCTACATTCTGGTACGCCTTTTCAAGCGTATCGTATGCGTAACCCGGACGCGTAGCAGCTTGCACAAGTCGCGCTGTTTCCTCTGCTATTTGTTCGTCTGTTGCGCCTTTGGGTAATCGGGCCTTGCATCCTGCTGCACGTGCGGCCCAAACGTCACAAGTGACGCGCTGTAAGTCTCCGCATAGGTTGGCATAGAATCGTGTAACCTTCGGACCTGAGACGCGCTGTAAACTATCCCCATTAGCGATATCCCACGCCTTGTCTATGTTTCGATTTAGGCCCGCCATCACGGGGACAATGCGCGAACCAGAGTCAAAGGCCCGCGCAATCTTGCGTACTCCTATCAAGTTTTCTTGCCACGTGCAACGTGGAGATAATACCGCGCATATAGCAGCGGCCCGTTCCATCCCCCAAAGGCTAACGTACTGCGACAATTGCGCTTTTGCATAGGGATACCACGCCTTACCCTCTACAATCTGCGATGCGTTCGCACGGGCAAAGGTGGCCAGTATATGCCGTTCATACTTTTGTTGCAGCTTGAGATACTTGAGGTGCGTTTTAGATGCCATCACACACCAACCTTTTTTACGAGTCCACTTCCGCCACACTTAGAGCACGTGTTACTAGACTCCTTCAAACTACTACCGTACCCGTTACAGTGCGGGCACTGGCTGTATCCATACTTTTGAGGGTCTAGCATAATTTTTATGTCTAACATAGAATCATGCATTGTTGCGTCTCCTTTAGCCTATATGCTCCTTTGAGGGTACCGGATGAATGATACCCTCAAAGCAACATGCGGGCCTTTGTAGCGGCCCGCTATGCCGTTAGTAGCGTACGACTAGGTTAGCAAGGTTAGGCGCAAACTCAGGCAAGGCCAACAATTCGGGGTAATTCTCCACCAGATACCCCACAACAAAGGCCCTTTGGTCTGCCGGAAAATCATTGTGCTGAATGAAAAACTCACCTTGCCCGATTACTTCAGCCACAATCAACGCAATCCACCGCGCTTTGTCATACAAAGACGGCCCGTCTAACGCGAGTACCTGAGTAGCTTGCAAGGATGCGGCCCGTTTCTCACCCTCAAACGTAAAATCCGCATTGGCTAGAATGTGGCAAGCATCATGCCATGCACGAAATTGCCAATTTGTAACGGGTGAACCAAAGATGGTTTTATCAGAGTGATTTACATTGATTTTGATGCGGCCCGTTGCCTCAAAGTCGCTCTTCATCTCTGCGAAGTCTGCGTAATCAGACGCAGTATAGGAGATGGCCTTAGGTGCGAGTAAAGAAACGATGTAGTCGAAGGTTGGATCAATTCCGCCAATTGCTACGCCTGTATCGAACATTGTGTTACTCCTTTGGGTGAAATACGGTACTCGTTTAGACTACGTGAATAGGAAAAACGTGTCAAGCTACCTTTTGCGATAGATGAAAATTGTTACCATACGAGTTACTTTCGTTGACGTGTACGTGTCATAATCCGCCGCTACCGTCCAACCATCCAAGGGAAGATTGCGCGTAATGGCCTTGATTTTAGCGCGTATTTGTCTATCAGTTGCGGCCTTAGACTCACCCACATACACGCGATTGTAAATTAAATTCATGGCCAACATCGTGCTCTTTTTTCCATTGCGAAGGAAACTCGCAAGGTTCGAAAGAATCACAGTATCACGCGCAACTAACTCCATCGTGTTAGTCGTGTCAAGGTAGAAAAGGCCCTTGTGGAATGGTGCGAGTTTGGCAAACGTGGCGAATCCATCGCCCTTATAAAACAGAGTACCGGGGTGATGCTTATTCACGGCCCGTTCGATGTTTTGCCAGTTTACAGCAACAAAGCGATTGCCGAAATAGTGTGACCATTGCGCAATATCATTGGACGGGTGAGTTTTGCCGTTATCTACGCACGATGCAAGCGTAATGCATACATCGTCTGTATTGCGGGCCGCCAAACGTTGACGTGTTTTGTCGATTACTAGATTGCGGTACATCGATAGGACGCGGGCACGATGTTCGAATTTCACCAGATTGTTATAACCGTGATTCTTATCAATTCGCATGTTGCACTCCTATATGAATTTGACTACTTAGATAGTCTAATCGAAACGAGAGAAACGTGTCAAGCTTTTTTGTCAGTTGCACGTGAACCGATGAAGTTAGACTCAGGGCACGCGGCCCGCCGTCTCTCGTTCATCGCGTCCACAAAGGCCCGTGATGCATCTATCTGAGGTGCAAGCGTATCAGGTACGGGCCTAGGGTTAGGCGCATCATTGAAATACCGCACGATTGACGCAAGGATAAAAGCGAAGTTGGTGAAAATCACAAGGCCCGTAACGGTATGCATTGGACTATTCACCCACGTAAACTAGTTCGTTTGCTGAAGTAATAGGGAGAATCGGCCCAACCTTGCCCGCCGATTGCATGATTGATAGGCCCGCCTTTTCAAGCAATCGGCCATTGGGTGAGATGCGGAAATAATCGCCTGTGCGGAGAGATGCGAAAGGTACTTGAGTCATTGCGTAAGCTCCTTTATCTAGGGTTAGTAACGTTCAATCGAAACAACATGGTTATCGTCCATAAGGTCAGACGCGATGCGGTTGGCAACGGCGAGAGAATCAGCCCAATACTCATGCAACTCTTCGCTATACCAGTAGTGAAATTCAACCTTATACATTGCGTAAGCTCCTTGTGAAGTTTGATTGCAGAGACAGAATAGCACGGGGGACTGTGGAAAACATCCCCCATTCGGGTTACTTCTCTTTTTTGCCGTATACCGCATCTAACAGACAAGTTTGCGCCTTGTCTATGTAATCGCGGGCCTTGTTTGCACTAACCCATCCCGCTGTTTCAGCGTCGCACGCGCTATTAGGCGCATTTAGGATATCCCCCCATATCGATGTTAGTTCATCATTGGCAACGGTTAGGGGATTCTCAGGGATACGTGTATCAACGTACTCCTTACGGTATGACTCCGCCTCTAAGGTTGTCCCAAAGTCGTGGCCAACCTGAAACGGCTTATCTTGTTTGATGGCCTTGCGAATCCCGCGATTTAGTTCTCTTTTGTTGCGTACGGGATACGTTGTGCCGATACCGGGGGAGTGAAAAACTGTAATCGAATAGGCCATTGCGTAAGCTCCTTATGAATTGACTACTCGATAAGCCTATCATGAGACGGCCCGCGTGCAACATCTATTTTTAGATTTGTTTATCCCACGTTTGGGTGAGCATCTGAGATTTAGCGCGTATCAATATATAGAGCAAAATCGTGCGAATGCCTAGCAATTACAAGGCCAAACGAGTTTTCCTACCACATTTGAAAACTGTGGAAAACGCATTAGACGGCCTACACGCGGCCCGCGTTTCGTCAAGCTAGGGTAAGACGTTCGATTTTTCCGATAGCGTGGCGGGCCTGCTAGGTGGCAAGGATTCAATTTCACTTTCGCCTTTTGTTCGCCCTAAAAGAGCATAAAAAGCGAAGATGCGGCCCGTAACTCCTTTAGAATTGCATACGCACCTATTAGCGTCTCAATTCATCTTTTTTCATCTCAAATGCAGACTTTGGCCCGTCACGTGCTGCCAGCAAGTCGAGTGCCAAACACCGGGCAGTTGTCAAGTTTTATGTCAGAAAAATGCGGCGATATCCTAACGTCCAATTGCGTACTGTATACGCCTATAGACCAAAGGCCCGCCGCATTGCGAAGCTTGAGACGCTATAGAGCATAGGCGAATGACAATCGCTAATCTTCATTTGTCTATCTCCAGATGAACGGCCCATCATTGTCTGTCTATCCCTGAATGAACAAAGCCTATCGTCTATCCTGATACACGTATCCACAATCTTTCACCTATGCGGTATCAGTTGCCAATATGATATTAGGCCCATCATGCGACCAAGGAGACATAGAGAGATGAGACCAACACAAGGAGACAACCAAGGCCACCTAAGGCCCGTCTATCTCCATAGGCCAATGCCTCTAATCCCCTATAAGACAATCAAAGCCATAGCGCCTTTGTATTGCTTGCCTATGCTCTTCTATCGCGTCTCTAAGGCGTATCAAATACGCAAGCTTTTGTATCAGTTAGGCGATAGGCCACGCTATTCCGCCACTCGCACGCACGGCCCGCCAGACACGTATTTATACGTTTGTCTGCAATTCCCCATAATGCAGACTGCATAGATAAGACTAATTATTTCAACAACTTACGATACCCTGATCGTGTAAGTCGTTTGGTATGTTAGGGGTATGGCCAGTTGTTCATGTGATGCGTGTCAGTGTAGCCGTAAGTCGTTGATAACACAGGGGATAGGGTGTCAAACCAACCCTCTCGACAGGCCATGCCGGGGAGTCCGCCCGGTACCGGCACGCCAGCTCAAGCTGGTGCGGCCAGAGCCACTAGCAAACCCTTGTCAGTACAAGGGCCTACCTCCTGCCACCTCCCCAGCCGACCTACAGCAACACCCCTCAACCAATCGGTTGAATAGGTACCCTTATAGGGGGTCATATCCGGCTACAGGGTGGTAGGGAGGTATGAGACGCTAATAGGATGCCTCGTCCTGAGGCTGGCATGGGGGTACACGGGGCTGATGAGTATAGGGAGGTAGGATGGTACCATTTCGGATAGCAAAAAGCACCTAGGGCATCCTGACACAGTGTCCCCAGAAAGGGGGTGTCTCAAGAACCTAGGTGCTTCGCTTGGGGCATATCGCCCAGAACGCCGTAGTCTAGCCACGGGCGTATAAATACGTCTTACAGCTCTCCTCCGCCCAGAGGACAGCAGGCGTATTCAATCTTGGTCAGCGTATAAATACGTTTGTACGTTTCTGTTCTACTTCTCCCAGAGGTCGAAGGTCTCGTTCAGTCTCTTGGCGATGCTCTGCTTGGTGGCTACCACGGCTGACTGAGCCACTCGTTGTGGGCCGATAATCTCCAACATTTCAAGGGTTGCCGGGGGTATGGGTCCGGGTACTTCCAGCTCGGACTCTACGACGGCCAGTGCGATCTCTCGGGCCTTAGCTACGGTGATCTCTCTGCTCATAGTTCTCCTTTCGGTAGGGCTTTAGAAAAGGCTTCCGGCCAGTCGTAGCGTTCCCTCATCTGGTCGGCGGTCGGGGTGATCCTGAAGGCGGATTGGAAGAGGGGTGACTTGGCGGTCGGTCGCGGCGGCCAGTCGTTCAGGGTCTCGGCTATGTCAGGAGTGAGGCACTTACTGGGGCACTTGGCACTCATAACCCGGCACCGTCCGGCTGCTCCTTGGAGTTGTATCGATCAATCTCTGCCTCTGGTAGACCAATGCCCCTGTACTTGTTCTCCCGGCTGAAGGGTGGCTTCTTGCCGCCGTAGGGGTTGGTGTACATATAAGGCCACTTGGCTGCAACCTTAGTCCTGCCGGGGATCGGATCGGACCATGATAGTGCTACGGTGAATCCTAGGTCAGACAGGAGCTTGTACCGGTCCATGGCAGTGAACAGGCCTACGTCCATAGCCTTGGTGCTGCGTGCCCACGTAGGAAATTTTCGGTGGCCTGCCCAGTACCATACGGTGAACCGTTGGCCCAGTACCTTTGCTCCTGTCTGAGTCATCTCAGTACTTCTCCTCGGCCTGAGCCATCTGTTTGAACTTGTTGGGTGTGTCGGTGAGGGCGTTGGGTTCGTACCCGGAGTGCATCCCACAGACCTTGCAGTAAGAGAACATGTGGGCACGTCCCTCTTCAGTTCCCCATACGCGGACTTGGATGTCCTTGGGCAGGCAGTCCGGGCGGCAGTGACGCGCACCCGGATTCGCGGCTTTGGTCTTTTCGAACAAGTTAGTAGAGTCCCGAGTTGTCGCCGTTGTCCGTGTCGGTGGTACCGAAGTGGGGGTTGCCGTCGTCGGAGAAGGCGTCGTGAGCTGCTTGGTCGGCGTCTTCGAGTCCTTGGCGGTAGGCCGCGTTGATGCGTACATCCGACTCAGGCACGTAGATCAGGTCGCCGTCTTCGTCCTCGTCGAGAACGTAGTTGTTCACGTCGGCGTAGATGCCAAGCTGCTCTTCGGTCGAGGACGCGATGGAGTCCAAGGTGTCTGCTACTTCGGCCACGTGCTGAGCGATATGCTCGGCTCCGTCGAGTGTGGCGTGTACCTGTGCGTGGAGAAGTTCCAGCTCGGTCTCCTTCAGCTCGTTCGACTTGGCCAACTGCGCGGCGAGTTCAAACAAAGCACCGACCTGAGCTGCGGCGATGTAGCCCTCACGGTCTTCGGAGGCTCTAACGTTGGTGACAGTGATGAAGGTGTTCTGCATTTCCATTACTTCTGCTGATGTACGCAAGGTGATCTCTTTTCTGGCCGGTGGCCTACTTCTGGTTTCTGCTACGCTCATGGTGACGGAAGATGATCTCCGCAGTTCTTGCTAAGATAGCTACCGGCCTCGTACCTTCGGCATCCCAGCTCTGGTCCTTCCAGCCTTCCGAGAAGCCTTCGACAGGGCAATTGCCACCGCTTGTTTTTGTGGCTTCCCGGCTGCCTTCTCGGTCTTTATATTCGATGATATGGTGGATTGTGATGTTCCGGTCTTTAGTGGCATCGCCCTTCTCCTGTTGTTGCGCATCCTCGCGCAAAATCTTACTGAGTACTATGGAGCTGGAAGCCGGAATGAATCCATTGGTCCGTACAGCCTCCAGAAGCTCTCGGTGCTTTTCACTCATTCCCATTTCTGAATAGTACTCCTATTCGTCCAATCCGTCAAGCTCTCTGTTTACCTGCTCGTTGTTGAACTTGGTGTACACCTTCTGGCCGTCGAACTCGACCACATTGTCCTCGAAGGGACTCTCCGCGCCGGGGCCGTAGATGGAAGGACCGAATACGTGCATAAGTTGGTACAGGGACATCTCGTGGTAGCCGTCCGAGTCCGGCACTATGACCTGCAACGGATGGCGCTGCTTTATGCTAGGCGCTTTCTGTTTCAGAGCTTGGTAGCCCTGTTGCAGGTACCTGTAATAGATTTCCAGACCAATCGTGTTGAGACGGACGCGCACGTAGTCATTGGTGTTGTACTTGTGATACTCAGGCATCTAAGATGCTCCTCTTTACCAGTGTGGGTTTGTGGAGAGGGCGGGCATCCTCGACACCCGCCTCTTCCATTTGTTTTGCCCAACGCTTCTCAGCGTCCTGCCAGCAGTACACAGGAGACTTGATGAGGACGAACGCGTCGGTGTACGCGACTACCTGCTTACAATCCACGCAGCGTAGCTCACGCGAAGGCTCAGCTACAAAGTCGTCCTCGATCTCCTGTCCCATATTACTTGCCGACCTTTGTCGTGGCCAACAGGCCCAGTGCGCCGGTCAGGGCGATCTTCCCCAGCGCCTCGCGGATGCCCGCAAGCTGCTCGGCTACGACGAGGGTGGCGAGAATCTGCCGACCAACACGCCCTTCGAGGGTTTCGTCCTCGTCTGCAATGAAGCCTTTGGACTCTGCCGTCGCGTGCTGCAACGTCACTTCATGGCGGCCCAGTGCGCGTACATCTTCCACGCTACGTGCCTTCGGTCCTACTGCTCCTGTTGCGCTCTGCTCGTTCATCATAGCTCCTTGTTCACGTTCGTGAATGGTTAGATTTCGTGGTAGGCGAAAACTTCGTCTCTCTTCGCCGCGTCGTAGCCCCTGATCCATACAGAGGCCATTCCTTCGCGTTCCTTGGTACCTAGGCGCTGCCGGACGACCGTTGCCGGGGGAATCTTAGTCCAGCCACGTTGGAACGCCGCATAGCCCAATTCCCAGACTTCGTTGTCCGAAGGCTCAGACAGGTTAGTACTCGTCGTCGATGTCGGAGTCGTCAAGATCATCCTCGTCTTCATCGTCCCAGAAGTCATCGTCGTCGTCGTCGTAGAAGTCGTCATCCTCGTCTTCGTCGTCCTCATCGCAATCGTGGATGTAGTCGTCGTCGAGACTGTCATCGTCTTCGACAATGATGTCGTTCTTCTCGTCGAAGTCATCATCGGGTAAGGGTGTCACACCGGCCAGCATCGCCGGGGTAGGGGTGCGATCAATCGACTCTTCGAACATCAAACCTGCCATAAGACTCCTAGGTGAAAATTTTGGGTTGTGCTGCATGGACGCTTAGTACACAGTACACGGTCGTGCGGTGAATGTCAAGCCTATTCGTCGCGGAATCTGCGGTGATTAGAACTGACGCGGGCCTCGACTACGGGTATGGCCTTGGTCCTCTCCAACCCCGGTATGGGTAGATCGTAGATCGACTGCATCTTGGACGTGTACTCCTTCACGCCCGCCATCGGGTCGTATGCGAGGAAGAAGTCGCTTGCATCTCCCCAATGTCCGTAGCTCTTCGGTGGCATCTGCTTCTCCTTGATTCTCTTCTCGCGTGCTAGACTAAGCTCAGTCGGCCTCACGGAACTTCCTACCTTCCCCGCTCGGCGCGGCGGCTACGAGGTGCTGGTGATATGTACAGAAGCGTACCACATCCTCCCCGGTCGCGTCAAACTCTTCGAGCTGGGCGACGGCTATAGGAGTAGTGACATCGAGCTTTGTGTCAGGACACTGGTCGCAGAAGAAGGTGTACGTGGTACGCTTCGACGGAGAGTACGCGATCTTGCCCCTGAATGTCACATGCATGTTACCCATCGCGCCTAGCTTCATGATGAACCGTTGACCGGCCTGCGATCCAAAATCCCCGCGATCCTTGACGTACTTGGCTGCCTCAGGCTTTAGAGCTTTGAGCTGCGCAGCAGAGGGGCCATCTCCCCAATCAGCGTCCTCTATACCCTCAAAGTTAGGTGGCACGAGTATATACTTAGGTTCCAAGGGCATGACCGACTTGCCCTGTAACGACTGGACAGCCTGCTTGATGCCCGCGACCGTCAGCACAGTACCGTCGTTCTTAGTGATCGTTCCGGTGTTCTGGATGACGCCACCATACTTCTTTATGTACTCCAGCTTTTGTTTCTCTTCGCTGGCCAGCTTCTCCTTCTCCTGCGTAGCCTGAAAGGACTTGAGCTTCATCCAGTACTGCTCGACTAGGTACTTGGCGTTGGGAGCGTTCTCTGCTATCGCCTTGTCCATCTCCTTCTTGTCTTTGTCGAGTTGGTCCGCGAGGAGTTTGCTGGTATTGACGTTGAGAGGGGAGCTGTACTTGCTCTGAATGCCGTTGTCGAACCCGGCTATGCTACTTGTGTCCACCAGTGTAGACAAACTGTTGTCAACGATGCCCGCGCCTATCGCAGACAGTGCTGCACTGCCACCTAGCAGACCACTGTAGGCACCACTGAGCTGTTGGGCCAAGCTCGTCTGCTGCTGAAGTACTTGAAACGCGCTGTCGGGTAATTTGGGCGCATTCATTATCGCTAGATGCTTCTCCCAGTTGTTCACGATCTGCATGACGATCTCAGCAATGGTATTCACAACCTGTTCGGGATGGCTAAGTGCGAGGTCGTAATTGTTGATCGTCGCGTGACCGATAACCAACGGATTGGTTGGGTCAGAGATATTGGCCTTCGTTACACGGATCGTTGTCGTCGGCTCTGCGACGTTGGGCGTGATCGTGTATTCGTATCCGTTCTTCGGCAATAAAAGACCGGCCAGTTTATCAGACTGGTCGGCCCATTTTTTCACGAAGGTGTAGTCAGCAAGAGCCTGTGCCACGTTACCTCTTTAGGTTGTACTCGGCTAGACGAAGGCGTTCCCGCTCAATTCGTGCGTTGTTCTTGCGCTCCATGAGAGCGTACACAGTGTCCAGTGATACCGGGGTGAAGTTGTTGGCATCGACGCCTACATCCATCGACAGAAGGTCCGGCGCGTATGCAAGCTCACCGTGCGAATGTCCGTAGAGCTGGATCGATCCCTTATGAGAATCCCTCCAGACGCGGCCCGCGTAGTGATCGAGCACGATGCGCTTCTGACTGATGGGCCTCAGGAACACGCGCTCTTCTACTGACTCGAACAACCGTGCGATGAAGGCGTTAGATTCCAACAGCTCTTCGTGGTTGCCCTTGACGTATCGATGCGCCCCATTCAACCGGCTCATGATGTACTCTGCCTTATCGTAGCCCAGAGTTCTCCAGAACATATCGCCAAGGTGCCAAACGGTGTCGCCATCTTTCACGACATCGTTGTGGCGCTCGATCAATCCCTCGGTCATACCGTCGAGAGAAGTCCAAGGGCGTGCCTTCTCCACACGCCCCCAGCCTAGCATCGCATTCTCGTGCCCGTGGTGCTCGTCTGCGGTAAAGAAGTCCATTACGCTGCCGCCGAGTTCTCAGCTACGATCTCGTGCAGCCGTGTGGTTGCCGCTTCACCTTCGTACGAGTAGCCTCCGAAGTTCTTCATCGCCAGTGCGGTGATGCTGGTCTCTTCGAGTTCCCACTGATCCTCAAGGCCGTAACAAGAGCAGTGGCCGCCGTTGACTTCGAAGAACTTGCCGTCCTTGCGAACAAGGACGAAAGCCTCTCCGTCGTAGCTGCCGTAGCCGTACCACGCCATCAGAATCTCGCCACCTTCAAGGGCTGACGCATCCACGTTGAAGTTGCTCAGTACGTCTTCCTTGCTGGAAAAATCACCGATGTAGTTCTTGTCCTGTACTGCGGTCTCTTCAGACATTTGTAGCTCCTTGTGTTACTAAATTTGACTCATGCTCACGTGTGAAATGGACGGGTGGCATTGCGACCCTGCTAGGGTATCCACCTATGTGACGGCTGTGTCCACCTTTAGGGTGGCCGCCCATCTCGATTACTTGCCTTCTAGGATCAACGGCACCTTAGCGTCGTTGAAGATACAGCGGGAGTTAGGGTTGGCGCAAGCATTAGCCTGCATCTTGACGCGCTCCAGTTGGATGAACTGATCGGGCGAGAGGCCCATCTGGTTTCGGTAAGCGTTGTCAGCTTCAGCGCGGGAAAGCTCGGCGGCTTTACGTGAGTCCTCAGCCAGTTTGCGCTGCGCCTCGGTGTTGACGCGCTGCTCTTGCGCAGCAGTCTCTACACGCTGGTGCTTGATGAGGTCAGGTGGGTTGGCCTTGCCGATGGTCACGCGGACCACATGCACGGGAATCTTGGTGGCCACAATGTAGTCACTCAGGTTCTTCGTGACCTCCTGCTCGATCACCTCGATGGCTGACGACTTGATGGCAGTCTCGTTAGAGTCGTACTTCTTGGCCGACTGGCGCACGTAGTTCTGGAACTGGCGCTGGATGTTGTTGGGGTACCACGCCTCACCAAAGTTCTTGATGAGCTTCACAGAGTCATCAACTTGGACGATGAGCTGTGGATCGAACTCCAAAGGCACGCCGTCGCTGGACATCAAGTCCTTCAGGTCTTCCGTGACTGCGATGGGCTGCATGTTGACAAAGATGGCTGAGGTGGTGGGCGCTGTGAACGTCAGGCCGGTCTTCACAGGCGTATCATCTACACCGCCGTGTCCGAAGATCAGTGGCTTCTCGACGAGTACGGCTTCAAAGCCGTTGTTTGGGGACACAGTATTACATCCCAGAGTCGCCAGAGTTACCAACGAGGCCAGTACCAGAATTGCTAACAGAATATATCCGCGCTTCATAAATCTCCCTGTGTTACCGGTTTAGTTACAGAACTTGGTTGCGGGAGATGGATTTGAACCACCGACCTTCGGATTATGAGTCCGCTGCTCTACCAACTGAGCTATCCCGCCAAACGCATCTTGTTTTCGTATTGTAAACCTGATGCTTCAAAAAGTCAACAACTTCACGCAAGCTGTCAGCTCCCCATTCTGTCTTTTATTTGGATGGCTCATGAAGACGGGGATAAGAACGTTGAGCCAGCTTGAAATGGTCGGGGAGACAGGACTCGCTCTTACGAGGTATACCTGCACTATACCGGCCCCCATGGGCCGTGCGTCTATTTGCGCCACTCCCCGGCTTGTCGAGTAAGTAAGTCTTCCTCTTCCATGTGACAATTAGCACACAGTAGATCACACTTATCCAACTCTGTCTTGACGGTCTCCCAAGGCTTAGTGTATGCCCTGCAAAGATCAAAGTTTTTGCTGGCAGGACTAAGGTGATGAAATCCTAAAGCCCTGATGCATCTATCGTAACCACAGGCGACACATTTGCCACCCTTATACTCAACCATACGCCGTTTGATCTCATTCCTACGTCTATTGGCATTGCAGGAATTGCAAATATGTCGTTTGTGCCCCTTAGCACGGTCGTACACATACTCTCGACCACAGTTGCATTTGGTTGTGAGAGAAGGAGTTGAACCTTCAACCTCTCGCTTATCGAGCGATTGCTCTGCCATTGAGCTACCTCACAACAATCTAAAAGCCGTACGCCTTGAGCGCTCGACGTTTGTAGAAGAACTGATACACTCGATACGCGAGGTATCCCAGCGCCAGCGCCGTAACAGATGCGCCAACCAGAAGGAAGAAGAATGCGAGTAACAGAATCAGGAGAGCCATTTACCGTCGTCTTTCTTTTTCTTGCTGCGTACCTTATCGATCTCGTCGATAACGGAACCCACTATTGCGAAGATCAACGCTGCCAGAATAAACAGCAACGACAGTGCCACCAGTACCGATATCGGTCCCCACAGGGGTATGAACACAATCCACCATGAATGCGGGAAGAACCCAGCAAGTTTAGCGACGACAAAAATCAAGGTCAAAATAGAGAAGAACGGAAACGAACTCTTGCCGCCTTTTACCAACTGCTCTTGTCCAGACATACATCTCCTTTATAAACCCTCGCCAGTGACAACCCCAATCACCCGCCGACCGACCCCATGAAAATCCATTCGTCAGCCTTCCCACGTAAATGTTTAGACTGGGGGATCGCTCCCCCTTCTGTTGCTAGGCCCGTCAAGAGGCCCCAGCGGTTATTAGGCCGCAAGTAGCTGTGCTGCAACAACGCTCTTGCGAACGCTGAAACGGACACGGCTGTGGCTGACACTTTCGGTGACAGTTCTTTTTTTCCAGCAGTCAAGGTCGCTAGGCACCTGCACAGTCCACTCTTCTATCTGTATCCGTCGAAGCCGTGACATCCCCGTATGCGGTACGCTTACGAGATTGTTTTGGTGGAGATGGCGAGAGTCGAACTCGCGTCCGTCTACCGACTTTGGAGCTTCATACCATGCGTAACTTTTTGAATTGTATCAAACTTGATCGGTCTTGTCAACCTTCGGTTTGCAGAAACCTCTATAGTCTCTGGGGTATCCCTTACCTGCGTTGTGTTCGACTGTTTTCAGTGTACAGTACTCGGATAGTTCTGTCAAGCACTTTGGATCGAAAACTGTTTCGGGTCCGGGGTGGAACGTGTACTTCCGCCAGTGTGGGAACCACTTGATGATTCCCAGTGCAGCGCCGGTCTTAGACATCACGTCAAAGACGTGGGTAGTGCCGCCTTTACGGGCCTTCCCCACATCCTTGAACAGGAGATATTCGCCGCGCTCCCATAGACTGTCCATTCGCTCGATCAATATGTCACCACGTAGACGATGGCTGCACACAGTAGCCAGTAGACCGTCTGCTTCCAGTTCTTATCTGAAGCGTACACTGCCGCTGCTGCGAAGTCAAGTGCGATCATGACGTTCGGTATAAGGTGCGGATTGATATGAGGCATCTTCATTTTTTCCAACACTCCGCGATGTTCGAATCGAACTCCATGACCACTGCTGTCATCTTCACCGCTGCGGCCCGCTTGAATGCGTCACCGATCAGCTTTGCTACCTCAGTGGCTTTGTGCTTAGGACATTGTACCACAAGCTCGTCATGCACCATCTTGATGAGACGCGCACGGAAGGTGGGAAGAGTATGCCACAGGTACGGCACTCCGTCCTTGTCGAACCCACAACCGCCCGCCAGCTTGATGATCGTGGCGTTCGTACCCTGAATGGCGTGGTTCTTTCCTTGGCGCTCGATAGAGCCTGACATCGCGCCCATTGCCTTACCGATCTCTTTCTGAGTCGGCTGGTTGTGCTCGATGAACCACAGCTCTTCTTTGTCCGGCTTGCGGTTGTTGTTCTTGACGAAGAGGTCGTACTTCAATTGTGCCTCTTCAGGTGACAATCTCAGCTTCTCTTCGTTGTCAACCTTCGCCTTCTCCTTCGCACGATCCCACGTGGGGTCTGGGAAGAGACGACGCCGACCGTACATATCGAACGAGCGTTTCTTCATGTAGGCATTCTTGCCAGACTGCTCAAGGTATGCCCAGATGCGCGGGAACTTCTTGGAGTGCAGCTCCATCAGCTCAGCGGCCTTCTCGACCGTCTTGCCGATTGATTGCGCGAGTTTGCTTGGGCCGCCGCCGTACGCCAGCAGGAAGTTCGTGCTCTTGTTTTCGTTCCTCAGCTCAGCGTGTCCTTTGCATTTGCACTTCTGCCGCGCCGGTTCGCCGTTCTCTTTTTTCGCATAGTACTTGCAGCCGGGTTCAGTAAGGACTACCCAGCCCTGCTCGTGCAGAATCTCAGTGCCTACAGAGTGAACGTCCTCGCCGCGACCGAAAGCACCGATCCACACCGGGTCTTGTGCCAGCTCCGCGATGATACGAAGCTCCGCGCCGGACATATCGGCGGTGATGATTACATACTCTTCTGCGTGGGTGTTACAAAGCTCTCCGCAGGCGGAGCACCTAAATCCGGGCACAGAGAAGTCCGCAACATAGATGCCCTCACGAGGAGGCGCGTCAGCATTGCAGCAATCAGAAACACGTATGGACTCGTTAGGAGGATCAGCAATAAAACAGGAGCGAACTGCTTCGTCCTGCGGTAGGTTCTGGCCATTAGGTTTCTCCGATGAGGAACGCCCAGTCTCAGCATCGTACTGGTTGTAGACGCAATGCAGACGCCCGTCGCCGGGGTGCAACCACCCTTCCTCTTTGCATGGCTTGCCCGTCCACTCTGTAGCCCACTGGTATCCGTACGTCCCGATCTCCTTGGAAAGAGTGTGAAGCTTACGGATTGAACCGCAGATAGCGAAACCCTTGGCCTCATACTTCGCCAGTGTGTCATCGTCGCACTTCTTCATCGACTTGAGGCCCTTGATCTCTTGTAGGGCCGCTAATAGCTGGGAATCGCTACTGTAGTTGATGAGTGCTGCGCCTTCGCACTTGGCGGCGAGGTTTTTGATCTTCGTCCGCTTCTTTTTCATGTCGCTGTGCTCGGTCTTCAGCGTCTCCTTCAAGTCCTTACGCTGTTGCTCAAGCAGAGCCTTTTGCATTTCGAGGTGCGCCATCGCCGCAGTGTCGCCCGCCTTCTTGTAGACCGCGATCTGTTTCTTCAGCTCCAGCTCAGCCGGGGAGACGACGTTGAACGCCTTCCACTGCGCTTCCTTCGCATCGATCTCAGCATCAGTATTTATGTCGTACTTGCTGCCGACGAGAGGGATGAAGTACGGGTCGAGCGAGTCGCTATAGAGCGCGGTCAGCTCGGCTATCTTGCCGTCGATACGCTTGCGCCACTTCTCCTTGTCCATGCGCTCACCGTGGATGTGCATGTCCTCGAACATGCCGATGGCGTCATTCTCGATCTGGACAATCTCGTTGAGATTGTCGCCCATGACGATAGGCTCGTTGCTGGAGTTCTTAGGCTCAAGGTTCTCCATGAACTTGGCCATCGGGCTGCCCTTCTCTTTGAGAGTCTTCAGGCGAATGCCGGACGCGACGACCTTCTGGGCCATCATGATGTTCAGTGGGAACCGCGTATCGAGTGCGGCGTATTTGATCTGACCCGGCTCAAGCACTGCGTCGAGAGTGAACGATTCCTGATACTGTTTGTCCACAGTCTTTCGGAAGTAACGCTCCATCATCTCGTTCATGGAGTAGTAGCCGTAGTCCTTCATCGAGTGCGCCCCGGCCCAGATGCACTTCTCCGCCATCGAGCAATCGTAGTAGTTGTACGTGCGCAGGCCGAAGTTCCAGTAGAAGGTCATGTACTCGAAGCCGAGATTCACGCCGACCTTCAGGAAGTTTCGAGAGCACAACACAGGCTCCAATATGAGCATCAACTCTTTGAGCTTTGGAGGAAGGTTCGCGCCGTACTGACCTTGGCATGAGAAGAGTAGGTTCGGATCGTTGTCGCAGAAGGGCAAGAGGTCGATCACGTACTGCTCGACGTTGTTACCAAACTGGACAGTACGGCAGCGCCGGAAGAAGTAGTCCTTCAACGGGGTCGTTTCAACGTCCCATCCGAGTACACCTTTGTCGTTCGCTTGGACACGCGCAAAGAAATCCTGAAGAGAAGCAAGCTCTTCGAGGCTCTGGATGAAAGTAACTTTGAGTGGGGGCGTGAGTGTTTCTATGTCAATCGGGGTGATTGGCTGCAATTCTTCAATTCAGTTCACATCGCTCCTACCGGTCCCGTTCAGAAAAAGTGGTATAGTTTTTCTAAATCCCTGCCGGTGATCTTTGCGACTGTTCATAGTGTAGCAAACAACCATTGACTTGTCAAGCGGTCTGTGATACATTAGACTCATGGCACATTTCGTCTTACACTTCGATGGGTCTTGCTGGCCCAACCCCGGTGGCACCGCCGCGTGGGGCTTCGTACTCAAAGAGTTCAACCGCGCCGACGCGCTCCCTCGCCTGATCTTCAAGAACTCAGGCGTAACTGGTACGAATCCAGTGATGAGCAACAACGTCGCTGAGTTCGACGCGCTCTATTACGGCCTCGAATACCTGTCAGCGCATCTTGAGCAGCGTGTCAAGTCCGGCAGTGTGGAACCAGATACGTTGACAGTGTACGGCGACTCACAGCTCGTTGTCAACATGATGAGCGGCATCTGGAGTCCGAAGAAGGACAAGCTCTACTACCCATTCTGGCGTAAGGCGTTCAACGCGCACGCCGATCTGGAAGTCCTGAAGGGTCTCTCCATCGACTACACGTGGATTCCGCGAGAGCAGAATACCGAGTGCGACGATCTGTCCAAAGAACACAATCACGCACCTCTTTGATTCTAAAGGGAATAAAAGGGGTTGACAGATAGTCATCCACATGCTACACTAGTATTTGTTTCAATCGACGGGAGACAACCGTCAAGACAGCATCACGTACGAACAACGCAACAGGGTTCTGCTAACAAGCAGTTTTCTAGGGAACGGGTGGGTAGTATCCCACATTTCATGATGATTCGCATGATCTTACCGGCATAACGTCCTAGTCTTCACAAGTCCTTACAAACAAAAACCTTAGCACAGCGCACATCCAGACAGCGTACTAATGACTCAATTCGAAGTTTGAGGGGGTCAAGCAGGGGACTGGGTGTGGTTTTAGGCATGGAATACCAACTGATTGTCCACAAAGCTTCATTGGAAATCGCCACAGTGTCTAGTAGAGGTGCAATAGCACAGACCAGATGGTGATAGATGGAGTAAGGACAGGGGATATGCCGGAGGTGTACCCACTAAAGTCAAGCATTACAACACAGAAGATTTATTCACCTGTAGAATCAATGACTTGAGACACCCACGTATTGACTTTCGAAAAAAGGGTGCTACACTGGTATTAGACAGTTGAGGGAAAGAAGCCCTCCAAGAGTCACGAGATAGGCGAGTGGGCCTCCTCCTAGGAGCTGTAAAGCCCTACCCACCGCCGTTATTTGAAAGCGTATCAAGTACGTGAGGAGCAAGGAGATACAATGCCACAGGCACCCGCAGCAGGAAACACCGTCGCAAGTCTAAGACCAGTACCCGTCCAGCACGCGATCAAACTTCCCGTTGCTCAACAGACCGTAGCGCAGAAGGTCGAAGCAGAAGTCAAGCACGTCGGTCAGGTAGTCGAGACCGCAGTACAGCACGTCATCCACCCTACCGCAGAAGTGGCAAAGGTTGAGACTGAAGCCAAGGCTGATGCAGCCAAGGTCGAAGCTGATGTGAAGACTGAGGCCGTGAAGGTTGAAGCCGCAGTAGCAGCGCCGGTCACCGCAGTGAAGACTGTTGTCCAGCATGTTGAGGCCGCATCCAAGACTGACCTAGAGGCACTCATTGCCCGCGTCAAGGCTCTTGAGACCGCCGCAGCAAAGCCGGTTGCAGCCGTCAAGACCGCAGTATCTAGCGTGTCTGCTGACGTTGAAGCTCGTGTTGCTGACATCGAAGCGAAGATCGCTAATTACAATACTCGTTCTGGGCAGAAAATCTAAGCTCATTTGCGGGTAGCTCAGCGGTAGAGCATTCGGCTGTGCGAGATGTGGAACGCCACGCTCCAGTGCAACTCTGGAATCTCGAAAAGTAACCGAACGGTCGCTGGTTCGATCCCAGCCCCGTGAGCCATTTTCTAACACGTCTGTCGGTACGCGCTCCGCGCAACCGTCCATCCCCGCCTGCGATGTAAAAATCGGGCACACATTCGCGCTACGGCGCTAACCCCCGGCTTCGCGGTCGCAAGACTCCTCCGGGGAGACATTAGATTCAAGTGGGCGTGTAGCTCAGCGGGAGAGCAACTGCTTTGCAAGCAGAAGGTCAAGGGTTCAATCCCCTTCTTGTCCACCATATTAGCGTAGCCGTCGTCCTACGGGACGCCTAATAGAGCTACCATACCGGTGAATGCCGGTACCTTTCTAGGGGCCAACAACGCGATGTCGAATCGAGTAAAACTCAAAAAGAGCCAGCTCGATTATTTCCGCAAGCTGGCTCGTAAGTCCGACAAAGAGATCATGGCCTACCTCGTTGGTGAGGTGAAAGCCAAAGACTTGATTGTCATTGATAGCTTCGAGTACACCAAGGATTACCACACGCAGACAGAGCAGCAGGTCTCGTGGTACGTCACGGAGTATAACAAAGTTAGAGAACGTGCTGAGGAGCGCGGGAAGAGCGTCATTGGTTACATACACACGCACCCACAATGGGACGCGGTGATGTCTCCGGTTGACTATGAAGGATGTGTGCGCGATATGCACCCGTTGTGCGGGATCACTTCCGTCAACAAGGGCAAGACGCGGACACGCTTCTGGGTCATGGACAGCTCACTTCCCTGTGATGTGATCTATGTCGAAGAAAAACGAAGTTCTAAAACGAAACGAAGTGGCCCTGAAGCAGCCGAAGCTGGTCAGGATCAGGGACTATAACACTGTTCTGGCGACGATCATCAAGGATGAGCGCCTGAGCGGTAACCGCCGCCTGCTGGCCGCATTGCTGGGCAAGCACTTCTCAATTGGAAACAAGAACGGCAAAGCAGTGCCGATGACCGAACAAGAGGCCAAGGACAAGGAATTGCTCTACAGCATCCTGTTGACCCAGTTCGGCAACCCTAAAGTCATTCAATGGTTAGACGCCGAAGACACAGAGACACTTCCGCCACCTACCAAGATCGAGGCTGAGGCTTCGGAGAATATCCGAACCGTCTTCGAAGCACTGCTTGCCCCTTCTAAAAAGGCCGGTGAATAATGCAGCCATTCAAGGTGCTACCCGAGGACGCGAAGAACTTCGCAAAGGTGTGGACGTACAAGGGACTTCAAATCCCTATGGACGATATTCACATGCAGTTCGCCACCGACTACGCCAACGTAGTCCTGAACAGTTTTGTGCAGCAGACGCTACAGGCGTCAGCAGCCAAGCAGAAAGCAGCGGAAGAGGCTAAGGCCAAACCACTGGTAGCACTGACCGACTAATGAACATCGACGTAACGCAAGTACCGGGTTTGAACGGGGTGACTTATGTGCCGTACCAACAGCCAACCGTCTGCCCCGGATGCGGACGATGTAATCACTGCGGACGAGCGTATCCAGAAGTTGCGCCAGCGTATCCGTACTATCCGCAACCTCAAATCACGTGGTCGGCCCAAGGCGGTCAGTCCACCCTCGCCCAAGGCGGTCAGTCCACCCTCGCCCAAGGCGGTCAGTCCACCCTCGCAAACACGCAAGCGACTGGCGAAGTGTTTTATCGAAGCAGTCAGCAACTTTTACAAGGAGATGTAAAGAGTCAGTAGAAGGTAAGAAGCTTGGAGTAGACCACGATCATTCGTGCTGTCCCGGTAAATTTTCATGTGGCAAGTGTGTGCGAGGTCTGCTTTGCCACAACTGCAACGCAATGCTGGGAATGGCTAAGGACGAACTGTCAAGATTGAAAAGTGGTGTAGAGTATTTGGAGAGATATGCTATATCAAAGGCCAACATTTAGCTGCCCAGCAGCAGGGTTGAAAACGACTGATAAGAATTGGGATCGTGCTTTCTTGAGCGCGGATGAGTTCCGCCAGAAGTACGGCGAGACCCCGGACGGCCAGAAGGTTACTACAGCATGATCGCGCTCCTGATACTCGTGCTCATTGTGGGCCTTGTCATCAGGACTCACAAACGCAACAGGCACCACCGCGACAGAGAACGAACCGTCGCAATTGAAATACTTTGGAGAACAACCATGTCAGCACCTATTGTGAATACTGTAACCATTGTTGCTACAAATGATGTCCTTGCCATCGTGCAGGGAGTTCAGGCAAATGGTGAGACTTCCCTCGGAGTCGTAACTGCTGCCTCTTGGAGCATCGACGACGCTGCGGTCGCAACGCTGGTAGAGAACACTGACTTCAGTGCTACCGTCACCGCCGTAGCCGTTGGTACCGCCAACATCACCGCAACAGCCACGATCACCGATCCAGATGGCACCGTGCTCAACCTCGTTGGCACTGGCGTCATCACCGTGACCATCAACGCGAAGGGTGTACGCACCGCCTCCGTTGAGATTCTGTTTACGAGCGCCCCGAGCATCCCAGCCTAATTCAACTGGGTGTAGCTCAGTCTGGTAGAGCTTCCGATCTGGAATCGGAAGGCCGTTCGTTCGAATCGAACCACCCAGACCAAACTGATAGGCCAGCCGAGAGCCATAGAATCTCGGCACACATTAGATTCAAGTGCTCCGTTGGCGGAATTGGCAGACGCGCCGGTCTAAGAAGCCGGTGCCTTCGGGCGTGTGGGTTATACGCCCTCATGGAGTACCATATCAGCCGTGAATACTTCCGGCGCAACACTGTGTACGTGGCTACTCTGGGAACCGTAGCAGCAGCCTGTGAAGCTGTCTTCTGGTGGATTCGACTTCCACCGTACACCCCATTCGGAGGCTGCATGGAAAACGTCATCGGCAGCTTGTACGTCGGTGACGATTCCGACTACCTCAAGATCAAAGGCAAGGACGGCTGGTCTGTCCTTCGTTGCTGCAAGGAAGGTCCGGGCGGTCATAGAGACACGCTTGGCTATGAATCTCTCGGAGCACCCAAAGGGGCGCATTACCTGTCAGTGGATCAACCCGGCAGACGGGCACTGAACTTCATTGACCCCCAAGACCCCCACTTCATTCCCAAAGAAATGGTGGAGCGCGGTCTTGAGTTCATCGATAAACGATTGGCGGCAGGCGACAAAGTTCTGGTCGCGTGTAACGCGGGTCACTCCCGTGGCCCAACAACGGCAATGCTCTACCTACGAGCAATAGGTGAACTAGCAGGTAATTTCATTCACTCCGAGAAAATATACCGTACACTGTACGCCAAGTATGACCCCGGCATCGGTATGCGGCAGTTTGCGAAGACCCATTGGGACTACTTCGCTGAGAAATTACGAAAGGCATAACGATGGGTTGGAAGCACGCAGTAGCGCACGATATGGCTGGCGACGGCGACAAGCCAAAGAAAGAGATCAGTCACGTTGTCTCGCGTAAGAGCGCGACACCGGGACACGTAATCCACGAGCATCACCACACTCACCCCAGCCATCACCCGATGGAAGAGCACGTCACCAAGGGCGACGACGAGTTGGCAGCTCACTCTATGGCCACTATGGGCACGCCGAACCCCGGCGAGGACACGAGCGATCCCGGCTCACCAGCTAACGCGGCACCCGCCGCAGGCGCAGCAGCTCCCCCAGCAGCAGGCTCAGGAGCACCCGCAGCATCTCCTATGGCAGGCATGTAATGACAGATCACGAAGAGAAACCTATGCACAACGTCTCGTTGCATCGAGCGTTGTCCCATCTGAACAAGGGCGGCCTGCACCGCGCTCTTGGCGTTCCAGAGGGCAAGACAATTCCGCACGACAAGTTGGAGAGCGCGAAGAACAGCGACAATCCACATACTCGTAAGATGGCACAATTCGCGGAAACAATGAACGGGTGGCATCACTAATCTGATCCTCCCCATGATTGGAGGATCATGAAGCTTCAGAAACTACGAGACCTAATCGCCTCGTGTAAGACGAACCCGAACTATCAGTTCCGTGAAACAAGTAACGAAGATATCCTCGCGTTGGCCAAGAAGAGCTTTTCGAAGCTCACTGACGGTCAGCGCGAGAAGGTTTATGCGTCATGGAAACGTGCGCTAGACATGAACAAGGAGGCGCTGGACGACTCAACCGGTGAGCTATTGCTCATCGCTCGATTCATGGCCCAGACCAACCTGTTCTTCATGTGTCACCTGTTGGAAACCTACAACAAGGTCACCGTGAATACCCACGAAGAAATTTGCAACAAGTTTTTCGTGCAGAAGAACCCGACTTTCGTAACAGTAGAGAAGTTTGCCAACCAGTATACTGACCTCAAGGATCGAATGTTGCTAGTCCCACGAGGCGGGTTCAAATCTTCTATCGACATTGCAGACGTGGTTCAGTGGGTGAGTTGCTACCCCGCGATTACCATTCTGATCCTGACGGGTGTGTTCGACCTCGCCAGTGACTTCCTCGGAGAAGTCAAGAACCACTTCACTCTCATAGAGTCGCAGAAGCTCGACACCAAGACCGGCAAGCCGGTACTCGTGCCCAAGCTCTTCTTCGACGAAGAGACAGAGGAATGGTCTGAAAGCATGTTCCAAACGTTGTTCCCTGAGCACTGTGTTCCTCCAGCCTCAGGCACTCAGTTCGAGTATCACTCCCCAGCGCAGGGCGATCAGAAAGAGCCAACCGTGAAGGCCGCGTCCATCGGACAAGCCCTCGTCGGTAAGCACTTTGACGTGATGAAGCTGGACGACGTTATCACGAACGAGAACAGTCAAACCGTTGACCGTTTGAAGAAAATCGCTAAGCAGATCAGTATTGATCGAGCCATGCTTCACCCTTACGGATTCATGGACGTAATCGGCACGTGGTACGACGAGAAGGACTACTACGGCGAGAAGATCAAGCAGCAGGAAACGTTCATCAAGGAAGAGGGTCTGTCGAACCTCATCACTGGCAGCGTTGACTCCGGGCGACTGAACATCGAGTACAAGACCAAGACCTACCTTCGAGCCGCAATGTGGCTCACCGATCAAGCGATCAAGGAAGGCAAGACCGACGTAGACGCCAAAGGTCCAGACTATGAACTCTGGTTCCCTGAGCGTCTGCCTTTTAGCTTTTTGTATGATGAGAGAAAGACGGACCCGGAAGGGTTCGCCATCAAGTACCTCAACAACCCGAGAAAGATCAACCGTATCAAGTTCGAGCGTGCCCTTCTGATGAAGCGCACTATCCCGCACAACATGCTGCCGCCGCAAGGCGTCGTCGTGACGACAGTAGACACAGCGTATTCAACAAAGTCATGGGCCGATTACACCGTTATCCTGACCACGCTGATATATGGCGGGCGTTTCTACATCCTCAACATGGTGCGCGGACGATTCAACGAGATCGAGCTGCCTGCGGTTATCGCCAACACAGCGTACAAATGGAAGCCTAAGCGAATCGCCATCGAAGACTCGGTGGGCGTGAAGTGGATGGGACGCGAACTCCGTCGAGAGATGGACAAGCTGCAAATCAGCATTCCGATTGAGTACTGCTCTCTGGGCCTCGGCAAGAAGTCTAACTCGAAACAGATGAAAGCCAAGCCGGTACTCCGACTGCTTGGCGACGAGCGTATGTTCTTCCTCAACTCCTGCGAAGGGTTGAACGAACTCTACAACGAACTCGAAGCCTTCACGGGCACCAGCGACGACACACACGACGACATTATCTCCGCACTATCCCTATTGGTTGAGCAGTTCATCTCTTATGCCGATGTGGGATCGAAAGTGGACATGGTGAACTCGCAGTATGTTGCAGATCAACAGAACCACGAACGTCATCAACTCGTACACGGTATTGGCAAGTATGCTCACATGAACATAAAGGCCCAGCTCGTGAATGATGACAACCCGGTGACTGCGTTCCAGATCGACAACAGCCGTATGTTCCGCGATGAGCCAATGGGCACTGACCCGTTTGCCGATCTATTCAACTAAGGAGAAACATGGCTGAACTAAATGAAGCTCCGGGGATAGTCGCGGACGGTGTAGCACGTGAGACGCTTGACCCATTGGACTACGGCAAGGGTGGAACCCTCAAGACCCTAAACGCTGACCTAGCACTCGTGCTTGGAAGCGCCAGCAAAGCCGAAGCTTTCATCAGCGAGAAGCAGTGGAACCTCTTGTGGCGTGATGCCGACTTGCTCTACCAGTCGCCGCGCCCGATGTCAGTGTACGAGAACACATACGTCCTCGAACCTAACGTACAACGATTTACAGTAGCAAAGGTAGTGAACTCTGTCGTACCCTCTCTCTACAAGGGCCTGTTCTATGCAGACCCTCCGATGGTACTCCGACCGCGCTCAGGCACGAGTCAAGACACCATAGATGCCAAGACCGTGCTCTTCAGCTATTTGCTGAACGACTGTGGATTCAAGACCGAAACCAAGTGGGGACTCGAACAGATGGCTTGCCTCGGCACCGGCATCTGGAAGTGGGGAGTTGACTACAAGGAAGTGGTAACGTGGGAACGCAAGTCCACTACGACCACGATCACTGGTGGTGTAGGACAGGATCAGGTCACGCAGAAAGTTCCTCTGGATGTACCCCCAGACGTGAAGCGTAAGTCCCGTGTTGTGCCGCGACCGTTCTTCGAGTCGCGCCCGATCAACAAGGTGTTCGTAGACCCGAAGTGCGATGTCGGGGATATCCGCAAAGCAGACTTCGTGATCGACGTTCGCTACATGGACTTCTACCAGCTCAACGATATCCGCGCAGCTCTCGAAGAGCTTCCCGAAGATCACCCGGACAAAGATGGGTGGGAGTTGCCGAAGTCTGAAGACGAGCTTCGCAAGTGGTGGTTCGCACCATCCGGCACGAACGTAGCACCAGTACTCGCCAGCGACACAATGGCGTACATGCGCGGTGCAGTTCACCATGCTGAAGAGATGAACATTCAGGTGACCCCTGACATGCTCTTCAAGAAGATGGAAGTGCTTGAGTATTGGGATAGAAACCGCAAGGTTCTTGTCATCGACCGCAAGAAAGTGATCTTCACCGGACAGAACAAGTTCGGCGTTATCCCGTTCCTCAGTGCAAACTGGTGGAACCGCGCCAAGGCATTCTACGGCATGGGCCTCGGCCTTATCGTCGGACAGAATCAGCGCGTCGACCAAGGCACCATCAACGCAATTCTGAAGATGCTGTCGTTCGGGATCAACCCGATCTATCTTCGCCAGCGCGACACAAACGCGCCGACGCAAATGATACGCACCGGGATCGGTAAGATTCTAACTGTGGACGGTATCGCCAAAGAAGCATATCACCTACTCGACACTCCTAAGGTTCCACCAGACATCTGGTCGGCCCTAAGCGAGTCAGAGAAGGCAACCGAGTCCGCATCGGGCGCAGATCAAGCGCTCGTACAAGGCTCGTCATCCGGCCCCCGTTCTTCTATGGGGCGCACCGCAGGAGGCGCAGGCATCCTCGCAAGTGCAAGCGCGACTCGTCTCGACGGGCCGCTCGACAACTTCATCGAACAGGTGTTCAGCCCGTTCCTCTACATCCTCGACATGCTCGTCATGCGATACCTATCAGACGCCGAGATTTATGCAGTACTGGGCGAAGAGATGGGCGACGACTACGAAGTAGACCTTGACCAGTTTCACGCGGCTAAGATCGAGTTCGAAGTACTGGCCGGTGCCGCGCTTGCGGCGAAACGCACAATGGCGCAGTCGATGACTCTCATCACACAGATTCTTGAGAACCCCCAGATTGTTGAATCTCTCGCTGACATCAACGAGGAGTACATCAACTGGAAGGAAATCGTCATGATGTGGATCGAGTCAACGGAGTGGAAGAACAAGAACGACATCATCAAGAAGATGACGCCGGAAATGAAACAGAAGCGTGCCGCTGCATCGCAGCAGGCGCAGGCCGCGTCCAAAGCCGCCGTTACTGCACAGAGCAACCAACAGAAGTTCCAGCAGAAGCAGCAGCTTGAAGACCAGTCTAACGACAATCGCATCAAGCGTGACTTGGTACGTGAGTCGTTCAAGGACAACGCTCAGAGTGAAGCGACCGAAGGGTTGCCGAGCACTGGCGGGTTGGAAGGACAACAGCCTACAGTTGCATAAGACATGGATCGGTGTCTGCTTGGACCAGCAGAGTAAATGGGGGAGCACCCCAACAGCCAAATTCCATATCACTGCCGGGGAGGGCTAGTGATCGAACGCAGCATTTCAAATTTCGTACCCATCCTTGTGTTAGCACCTCATGAGCAGGCGGAGATTACGCAGACCATTTCTTCTGCTGGCTGGCGACATATACAGCGAATCTTCGATCATGAATGCACCAAGTTCATATTGGATACCATCAATACTCCGTCCGAAGATACAGAGGACGTGATCGAGAAACACCGATGCGCCAAGGTAGCAGCTCAGCTCTATGAAGGCGGCGTCCAGAGAATCAATAACGAAGTCGGTCAGTACCTCGGCAGCCGCAAGGCCCTCGAAGTGCAGGCTGACGTAACAGACGGCGTGCTTCAGATGGGGCCGCCAGCAAGTACATCTGACGATCTACTTGAGTCTTCTGAGGAGGGGACGATCTTTGACCACTTTGAGTAACGAACAAGAGAACGGCATTCCTTCGGACCTGCCAGAACTTCGCTTTGAGTATCAGCCGACTGACGAAGACAACCGTCCCATCGGCGGCAAGCAGGTCATCAAGTACCGCACGCAGGATGAGCTGAACCATAAGCTCGTCAAGCAGAACACTGAGCTTATCCGAAAACTGCGAACAGAGACTCGCAACAACCGTCTGGGAATCCTAGACCAGCAGTCTATTGACGAGAGAGCACCGCGCAACGTCGCGGGTGTGCAGTTCAATCCGCGCACGCTAAGCGCCTCAGAGCGCCTAGAACTTTCCCAGCAGCTCCTAGACCCAGAAACGTTCGACAAGGCCACACAGACCATCGTGGAGGCTTCCTACGGCATCTCTGGCGAAGGTCTGCGCACCGTCATCTCTGACCTTCAGGGCAAGGTGGACAACGTACAGGCTCAGCGAGAAGTTGACATCTTCAAACGTCGCAATCCCGAGTACGTAATTTGTCCCGAGAACATGCAGGCCATTATCGGCTGGATGGATCGTTACAACCTCGCGCCGGTCGCAGAGAACTTCGAGAAGGCTTACCTGTTCCTCTTGGATCAGGGCGTATTGGTTACGTCGTTGGAAGTCGTAGAACTTCCCGTCTCTCCGGTAACACCGCCTAGCAATGTCGTGGGATTCACCGAGCAGCCTCCTGCCGATCCAAACGAGTACGTCGAACCGGCCCGCGTGGTCGAGACGCTTCCGATTGAGAACCAGCTTCCAGTCGAGCGCGTTGCTCCTACCGAGCACCCGGCATTGGCTACAGAACCGCCTGTCGCGGCTAAGCCTGTTGCCTCAAGGGTTCCTACCGGCCTGAACAATGGCAACTCCCGCAGTGAGGGCGTAAGTGCTCCTGTAGGAAGTGACATCGTTTACGAGTTCAAGCAGTATGACGAGAAGGGAAATCAAGTCGGTCCCACGCGCACCTTCACCGGTATGCGTGCCATCGACGCGATGCCGCCCGACGAGTACAAGCGCCGTCTGCTGAGCGAGAAGGGATTCGCCGCTAAGGTTGAGAAGTTGATGAAGAAGGGCTAATGGACATCAGGCTGGCGCTGCAATCTGAGACCGACTACCTAGTCGATCAAGTGGAGCGACTGTATCCTGACGACATCTGTCCGAAGCATCAGTTGCGCAAGATACTTGCCTCCAACCCAGCGTGGGTCATCGTAGACAAACGCATCAAGGCGCACCTTATCTCGGAAGTCTCGAAAGGGACACCATACATCTGGAGTGTTGCAGTAGACCCTGACTATCGCAGACGGGGCGCTGCAACAACTCTCCTACAAGAATTTGAGAAGCACTACAAGCAGAGCTACGAAAGTGGCTGGCTGCATTGTAGAGTCGAGAACCCTGCACAGAAGCTTTACTTCGATCAGGGCTATCGCATCGCTTCCTTTGAACCAAACATTTACGGAGCACGACAGCATGGCGTGACCATGCGGAAACGCTTCGTCTGAAGTACTGTGTACAGTCCTGTCGGATTACAGGGAACGATACACCTTAGATATGTGCTGAGGAAAAGCCGGTCAGAGACCTTGACCGCGCAATCGCAAACACTCGTCGGATTACGAGCAGAGGGATTGTCTTCACATAAAAGGCAGCGACACACTACTCATCATCTCTGGGAGGAGAAGGCGAGAAGTAAGTGATGTCTTTGAAGTAAAGGATAATCACAATGGGTTACACTCCTGCTGGAAATCTACAGGGCAACCTTCCTCAGTCCACGGTAAAGTTCTATGACAAGAAGTTCCGTGAAAACCTCAAAGCGCAGACCCCGTTCGTAGCTTGCTCCGAGCGTCTGGACCTGCCAACCAAGTCCGGTAACCAGTACGAAATGTTCATGTACGTTCCTCTGGCTGCGAACACCGCGCAGACCAACGAAGGAACCGTGGGCAGCTCGATCTCCGTTTCCGTCCTTACCACGACTGCCACCATCGGTGAGTACGCTGACTACGCTAACTTCTCCAGTCTGTCTCTTGCTACGGCAATCGACAACACTGTTGAGAACGTCGCCCGTGAGCTTGCATACCGTCTTGGCGAGTCTTTGTCTGGTCTCGTCCGTGCAACCGCTGACGGCGCAGCCAGCGTTGACTCCAGCGTGCTTGTGCAGCTTGGTGCAACTTCGACCACAGCCTTCACCTCGCTGAGCCTGAACCAGATTCGTAACGCAGTGCAGTCTCTTGCTGGCCGTTCGGTACGTCCGTTCGACGAAGCAAGCAAGGCATTCTGCGGCGTCATTCACCCGTTCGCATTGGGCGATGTACTTTCGGATGTCAGCAACAACGCACCTATCGACATCTTGAAGCACACCCCGGTCGGGCTGATGAAGATGGAAGACCTCGTTTCGGTGGACTTGACCGAGATGATCGAACTTCCGTCCTCGGGCGTTCACTTCTTCCAGAGCAATCAGGTTACCACCACCCCGAACTACAAGGGTGTGACTGGCCTGACGGCGCTTCGTACCTACATCTTTGGGCGTGATGGCATCTACAGCATCAAGCTTGGAGCACAGGGCGACACCGAGTTCGGAGATGGTGAGTACCAGAACATCAAGTGCAACATTGTGCAGAACGCTGAGCCAACTGTTGCCGATCCTGAAGGGCTGATCCCCGGCTGGACTTCGTACCGCGTTCACTTCACGACTTCGCTTGGTCCTGACACGACCATCCGTATCCGTGAGATTGATGCGGCTTCCGCAATCAGCTAAGACACTGGCTCCTGAGACTAAAAACCTCGGGAGCCATTTCTTTTTGTATCGGATCACCAATAGAAAGGAAACATCAACATGAGTTATCCAGCAGCAACTAGCGGCCTCGGCATCCCAGCGCGAGTCGTAGTTCCCGGCAATGAGTCCCCAATCAGCAATAAGGTCGGACACAATCAGGTCACCATCTCCATCACTGGAAGCAATGGTTTCCCTGAGACGTTCCAGCTTGACCCGACGCTTGAGGATGCTTCCGGCAACGAAATCACCCCCGGCACCGTCTACACCCTGAGTGCAGCGGCGGCCAACGGAGTCTTCACCGGCACCGGCCTACCAGCAACGAACACCCTTGTTGGCAAGTCCGCAGTGACCGCAGGCTTCACCAACGCTGTGAACAACGCAGCCGGTATCGTGACCGCGAACACCACGACCAGCATCACCATCGACACAGGCACCACGACTGTCGCTGAGACCCACGCAGCAACAGCAACCGTACAGGAGACCGGTACCAATGGTTTCACGTACTTTGCTGACGGCGCGGCCTCGCTGACTTCTGGCACTGGCGGCGAGCTGCCTGCGGGCAGCACAGCCAAGGTTGTTTCCGTTTCCACCACTGGCGTTCTTTCAGCCAACGG